CGTCGCCGATGGACGTGCGGGCGCCGATGGACGTGCCGTCGCCGATGGACGTGCCGTCGCCGATGGACGTGCGGGCGCCGATGGACGTGCGGGCGCCGATGGACGTGCCGTAGCCGATGGACGTGCGGGCGCCGATGGACGTGCGGGCGCCGATGGAAACGTCTTTCGATATCCTGGCGTTCGGCCAGACGACAACATCGGCCGGCAGTTTGATGTCGGCGTGGACGTTCGCCGAAACTGCGACGATGCCGCCTTCGCTGCCATCCGGATTTTTCCAGCGGCGCGCCTCGGCTTCGCGGTAGCCGCCGAACAGGTGTTTGAAGATTTCAGCGTCAGGTTGTGTGGTGGTATTATTTGTCATCGCAAAATCCCCGCGAACCGCGTGATGACCGGCTTGCTCTCTTGCCGGTCGAATATCGTGGTGCTGATACAGTTGGGGTGCGTCCGTATCGCCGCAGCCATTTTGTCAGCGCCTTCGAGTGTGTCCGACCATCCGATGACGGCGGTTCCCTCACTATCGGCAACGGTTTTGGGATATCCAGTCGATCGGATTTCGTATCGCTGGCCGCGATCACCAATATTCGTGTGTGGTTTGCCGCCAGAATGCGTCATGGTTATTCCGCCGCCTCAAGCTTTTGGTTTTTAACTCTGCCATCTTCAATCACCACGCCGATCTCACCGCTCGAGTCGACCACCTCCATGATGACGTCGAAGTTCTGCTCCTCAGCCATGTCGGCGAGCAATTTCATGGAATCCTCGTCGAGCAGCGAGCCGTCCTTTATCAAACAAAGCCGAAGCTTGGCATCGCCACGCATCGCAATGCCGATCGACGCCCTGAGTTGCTCGGCGGAACTTGCTTGTTCGAACGGCACGCCGTTGAGCAGCACCTCGCCATTGCCCAAAGCGAGGCCTGGCACCGGCAGATTTGCCTTGGCGATGGCGTCCTGCTTGGCTTTCTCGCGCGCCTCGATCGCGTCGGTGAGCGCATTGGCCTGCGCCTCGGCGATCTCGGCGTCGGCGATAAGGTCGTCGCGCCGCGTTGCCGCGGCCAGTGTCGCGTTGGTCATGCGGGCGGCGTTGAGCGCGGCGCTGACCGCGGAAGCGTCAATTGGGTCTGGCAGCGATGGGAGTTCGGCAATCTGTGCGGCGTGCTCGTTGCCGATACGGTCGTTTTCAGCCGCTGTTGCATCCGCCGCGTCGGCTTCTTTTCGCAACTGCTCGGCGTTGGCGCGCGCGGCGGCCGCGTCACGGCGGCATAATTCGACAAGTTGAAACAGTTTTTCGCGCGCGGACCGGTCGCGCTCGATCGCCGCGTTGTGGCTGCCGGCCCTCTCGAGATCGGAGACGAGGGCGGCCTCATCGACCGCGGCCGGCAGCGCTTCCGGGACGACGATTGCCGCTGCCTGGGCGCGTAGCGACTTGACCTTGGTGTTGATCTCTTTGCGGGAGTCGTAGTCCGCGGCGCTCAGACCGTCGGAACGCTCGAAGTCGAACCCCGGCACCATGGCGCGGAGCTGTTCGAATTGGTCTTTCGGCCTCATGCGGGTGAAGGCGAGGGGATCCACCGCCAGCGAGGATAGCAAGCTATCCAGGATCGCCTGTGGGTTGGAAAACTTGGCGCCTTCGGCGCTGGTCACGGTCAGGGTGGTGGTGTAGTCGCCTTCCTTCACGGCCTTAAACGTGCGCTTCACTTTGAGGTGGCCGAGGTCGAGTTTGATTAGCGCCTCGTCTTGGCCCTTCCGAATGGGCTGCGACTGGATGGCGGCCCGGCCGCCGATCGCACTCCAAATTGCGTCGAGACACGAACTCTTGCCGCTTGAATTTTTCCCGGTGATCTGGACGATCCGGCCGTCCGGCCTGATGTCGACGGCGACCAATCGTTTGAAGTTCTCGACCTGGAGGGCGTGCAGCCGATAGGCGGCGACCGGTTTTTCCGACATCAGAAAACTCCTGAATGGTGGGCCGCCACTAGACCGGCGATGGCGGCGAGACAGGCGGCGGCCAGCGCCAAACCGACGAGCGCCGGCGGCGCGCGGAGAACTTTGCCCGCTATCCACAGGGAGACGGCGACGGTACCACTGATGCGGCGGTTGCGTGCCGTGGCACCAATCGAGTTTTGGACCACCGGTTGTGGGGCCGGCCAAGCGTTTGTCACCGCTAGCGGATTTCCCCGAAATCCATGAATAGTCGAATGGTTTTCGATCGATGGGCGCGCGGCGCTCGGCCGCACTATCTCGGAATTTCGCATCGGATTGGTGACCCTCAAAATCTCAACCCAAGCTATCAGTAAAATTATGGAGCGCAACAATTATTTGATATTTTTTTGCGGCGATGTCAGGCTTTGTGGGTAAGTGGGGTACCGGCGCGGCGTAACTGCCCGGAAATAATCGTGAAAATTGGTGTGTGCGGCGCCCGAATCGCGGGCGTCGAACCGCGCGGGTCATACGGGGACCGGTCCGCTCGCGTGGTGCTGCAAGGCGCGATGGACGGAATGTTGGCCAGCGCCGGCCGTGGGCATCGTCTAACCAGGGTAGAGCCCACCCAACCCGCGGGGGACCGCGGAAAAAGTCGCCCAGCGTCTTCTCCGCCCCCGGGGAAGTGCTCCTGGCATGCGCCGTCCGAACTGCCCTGGCAGTACGAGGCCCCCGGGATGACGGTCCACCTCTGCCTTGTGCGGAGGCTGGGTCTCGTCTTCCTGGACCGCAACCGAACCGACTACCCAGCAAAACAGAAGAGCGGCTGTCTCTCTCTTCCTTTCTATATAAACCTTATATTACAATAACTTCTATAGACATCAAATCTCAGAAAACGGCGTCATCGCCACCTCTCGGCACTCGCCGGCCACCGTCGGGACAATGCTCAGCAATTCACCGCCGACAAAAACGGCAAGCCGATCGACCGGTCCAGAATAGCCTCCAAACCCGTTTTTCGCGTTCAACCGGACGCAAACCACGTAACGCTCGCCGGCGCCCATATGCCTGACAAACGGCTGTGAGATACGAGCGTCACGAACGCTTGTCGGATCCCGGAGGGTCGCCTTGAACTGCGCGGCGATCGGGCCCCGATAGGTGACGGGGGCGACCAGGCTCGAGGCCGGTGGTGGCGGTGTTGGCGTATAGCCGCCGGCGCAGCCCGCCAGCATAAAAAACCACAATAGAATCAGTAATTTCTGCATTACCGAACCTCAATTTCCTTGGTAACCCTCAGCACCACCGCAAGGATCTTGATTTCGGCGCCATCGTCCGCCAACCCACCGGTTATGGGATTGTAATCAGATTTTACGATGATCGGCTTGTATCGCTTATTCGGAGAGCGCGGGATCAGGTCGATATGGTCGCGGTGGGTCTCGACCTCCTTGATCGTCCATTCCAAGGTCTGCCCGCCGTCGCGGGTTCTTTGGACGACCACGACCATCCGATCGCGAAGGGGAAGGTGGCTGTCGGCAAAATCGACGGTAATGGCGATATCGCCATCGTGGATGTTACGACCCACCATACTATCGCCGCCAACTACAAAAGCTACGATTTTAGCGCCAGGAAACCTTGCGTCCTGGGCGCCGACGATCGTCGCCGGCGCGACATCATCGAACTGTTCATGCACACGGAATACCCCCGGCTCGACGCGACCCACCACCGGTATTTCGACGGTCCCAAGTTGACCATAAATAAATGAATTTCCGGAGGCATTTTCTTCTTGTTCACCAAGAAGTGAAGCTTCTGACACTTTCAACGCCCGCGCGAGTTCTCGCAGTTTCTTCGGTCGCCTGATCCGGCCGGCCTCGATCTCCGCGATCGCGGTTTGGGTCAGTCCGGCGGCTTTCGCCAATTCAACCTGGGTCATGGGAGGGCTTACGGCGCGCCGCGCCACTGCCACCCGCTTACCCAGTTCCAAATTTACGACTTTAGATGTTTTTTTTCGCTTTTTCATAACGTTACAATTATCCAAAAATCCCAGAGGATGATTTGCCCCACAGATTTCTGCTGGTCATTGCCAGATAATTGGTATTGATTGCTTGACCGCAACAGAAAACTGATATGTTGTGGTGCGTATGAATGAACCGAGTGAAAACCTTGCGATTTCCCGGGCCGGCCTGGAGAACGCGATTGAATTGGCCGGCACCCAGGAAAAGCTGGCCGACGCCATCGGCGTCTCCCAGAGCTTGATCCAATACTGGCTGACCACCTCGAAGAAGGGGATTGCGGCCGAGAAGGTGCTGCAGATCGAGGAGCTGTTTGGCGTTCCTCGCCATCACCTCCGCCGCGACCTCTATCCGGCGCCGGTCGTCGCGGAGCTCGCTTAGCAATGTCTTACGCACGGTCACCTCATTCACTCGTTACGAGCGGACCATCGGCCGTCACGTCGGTGAAGGCAAATTTACCGAAAGAACAAAGCGCCGAAAATTTGCGCGGAGACCGCAAGTTCTTGCGGTCGAATGGTAGGGTGCTCCGCCGCGTGCGCGCGCTGTACCCCGTAAAGACCGCGATTTACCTGCATCAAATCACTGGCGAGCCGGTACGCACCTGCGAATACTGGCTGAGCAAGGATCGGCTGCCGTCGGAAGCGGTTTGGGCGCTGCTCCATTCCGAGCACGGGATGGATTTCTTGATCGACGCCATGGGTGACGCGCGCCCGAAGTGGTGGACCTGGCTCGCTCGCATCTTTGTCGTCACCGACGCAATATGCCAGCGCGACGCTGCTGAAGCGCGCCTCAAAAGTACGGTAGGTACCGCCCGTGAAACGACCGATGCAATCAGCCGAGCGCGCCAGGCCGCCCAGATTGTTCATGACCAGGAACCTTATAGCCCGCGTCCTGATGCAGTGCACGCTATGGCCAGCATATCGGATAGCGCCTTGGCTTCGGCCGAAAAAGATTGAGGCGGGCGATGGCGGAACAAGCTCAGGCGCCGGCGAAGAAGAAGTTCAACCCCGAACTGGGCGGGATTGAATTCGCGGCGATGTCACCGGCCGATCAGGCCCAGTGGTACGACGATCTTTACGACTACTGGGCGGGGGTCGAGAACGACCGCATCAGCCGCGCCTGCGCGCGCGATGCCGCTGAATACCGGGAAGAAAACGAACTCGGGGGCGGCTGAGCCCCTCACCGCGGCTGCGTATCGGCGCGGACTTCGCGTGTTTTTGAAAACCAAACCGCGATCGAGCGATCGCAGGGCAACACGATGTCGCGCCGCGATTCCGGATACGAGAAAAAGGAACGTAGCTTTTACCCAACGCCGGCGTGGGTGATCGACGCGCTTGCCGAAGTCGTTAACCTAAAATCAAAAACGATATGGGAGCCGGCATGCGGCACCGGCGAAATGGTCGAGGCGATCCGCGCGCACGGCGCATCGGTCTACAGCACCGACGTCCACGACTACGGCTATGAGCATCAAGAAATTGTCCATGATTTTATGGCGCCGGGCAACTGTCCCGGCCTCGTGCACTACGACGGCATCATCACCAACCCGCCCTATGGCGAGCGGTGCAAACTCGCCGAGAAGTTCATCGAAAAGGGACTGACGTGCATCGCCGATTACGGCTTCATGGCGATGCTGCTGCCGGTGGATTTTGATTCCGCCGGCGGTCGCGCGCATCTTTTCCGTGACTGTCCGCAGTTCGCCGGCCGCATTGTCCTGACCAAGCGCATCAAATGGTTCGATAAGCCGGTGCCGTGCAAGCCATGTGGTGGGTCCGGAAAAATCGGCGATGACAAGTGCGCAAAATGCAATGGCAAGGGAGAGAAAAAAACAGGGCCGACGGAGAGCCACACATGGTTTTTGTGGCAGCAGACGTGGCTTGGCGACAGAGTGTCGCCACGCATCTGGTACGCGCCGACGGTGGTGCCATGAACCTCGTCGATCGCCTCACCGCCCTGGATGTGAATGTGCGCCCGGTCGCCGCTCCGGCGAAGAAGCGGCGCAGGCGCGTCGACCACGATCTTGTTCGCATACTAGCCGCGGCGCCTCATGATTTGTCGGACCGGGAGATCGCCGCACGTCTTAAATGCAGCGCGACGTATGTCCGACTGGTACGCACCGGCGCGGTAAAGCTGAAGGCGGAGAGAGAGGCGGAAGGGCTTAAATCAAAAAGCCGTTTCGTCCATGGATCGCTGCACGGCAAGCGCGCGATGGGAATGCCGCCGATCGATCACCCGGCGATCATGAACGGCACCACACTTTATCCCGACACCGTGATCCATGACCTGAGCGGGAAGCGCCTGCTTAAGCCCGGCACCAATCAATCGAAGATCGGCGGCACGATCCTAAAGGGAAAGTGGAAGGGAATGCCGGTCTTCACGCTCACGCTTGAGGAGCGGAAGACGTGTCCGAAGACCTGCCATCACTGGAGATCGTGTTTTGGTAATGGGACATATCTCGGGCACCGCATCTCTCACGAGAGCCCGGATTTTGAACGGCGGCTCGTCGAGGAAGTTATTGGATTACAGCGTGGCTATCCGAGCGGCTTTGTCGTCAGGCTGCACGTGCTCGGGGATTTCTTCTCTGTCCGGTATGTAAACCTCTGGCGCGTTCTTCTCGAGCAAGCGCCGGCGCTGAACGTATTTGGTTACAGTGCGCGGCACACCGACGACATCGGCATCGCGTTACGAGTGCTGGTCAAAGAACAGTGGGCGCGCTTCGCTATCCGATTTTCGGACGCGCCAGATGCCTCGGCCGGGGTGCCGGCGACGATATCGATCGAACATCCGTATCAGAATCCAGCCGACGCGATCATCTGTCCAAGCCAACTTCCGTCGGCAACACATCCTGAAATACCAAAGACCGAGAGTTGCTCGTCTTGCACGCTTTGCTGGAGCAGCCGTCGGCGCATCGCGTTTGTGACGCATTAAAATGGATCAAGCACACACTCCTCCAACACTCGTTCATCCCAACGGCTTTGTGCCGATAAGCCGCGCGTTAGACGGCGCGAGTGCATGGAACCTGAGGTCGTGTCATTGCGGCGCGCTGATGGACTATCGAGCTATTGTATGCCGAAACTGTTTCTTGTCCGCTAAGCGCAAGCCGGGCACTACCAACGTCTGCGCTTGCGGAGGCAAGAAAGACACAAGGTCGAAAGCGTGCAGCACCTGCCGTTCGCGGCCAAAAGTTGAGAAGCGGTGTCCTGGGTGCGGAAAGACACTTTCGGCCAGCAGTTTTTACAAGCGCGCGTCTGGCAAGCTAGTCTCACGGTGCAAGGGGTGCTCTCCGAAGGCTGACCCCATTCGCGCGAAGCGCTACCGCACGCTCGCCGGCGCACGCAGAAGGGCTGACACTGCCAATCGGCGCGCGGCTGAGAATGCCGCGCGTAAGGCAGCGGACACGAGGTACGTATCATGTGGCGAGGCGAGAGCGTCGGGCCTGAAATGGTATTTCACCGGCATTCCATGCAAACATGGGCATGTCAGCGAAAGACTTGTTTCCAGCGGAAACTGCCGACAGTGCAGTCTTGCGAAGTTCAGGATATGGCACACCAAGAACGTTGCTAGGCAGACGGCACGAAACGCCAACTGGCGCCGACAGCATCCGGAGGCCGTAGCCCGCCACGAAGTCAATAAGCGGAAAAAAGCTTTTGCGGACCCACATAAGCGGATGGCGTTTACGCTTAGCTGTATGGTCCGGGCCGCCGTAAAACGCCGTAATGGGCGGAAAGCCTATCGCCTCACCGAACTTCTCGGCTGCACGATAGCTGATTTCAGGGCGCACATCGAAACTCGGTGGTTACCGGGCATGACTTGGGAAAATTGGGGTCGCAAACGCGGCTGCTGGCAACTCGATCACATTCGACCGGTCTCGTCGTTCGACTTCACGGACCCAGCGCAGCAATTCACTTGCTTTCATTACACAAATTACCAGCCGCTTTGGGCGATCGACAACATCCGGAAAGGCAACAAGTGGCCGGGTGTCGCCGCCGCCTCAACGCAGATGCAAGATCAACCAACACCGATGGAGACATAAAATGGCCAGAACCAAGGGAAGCGTCGACAAAGCCCCCCGCAAGCCGCGGAGCGACAAAAAGGACCGTGGCCCTGCAAACGCCACGCCTGGCCACAACTCCGAAGGAGCGCCGGAAACGACCGGCGCTTCAACGCTGACCGACGACGAGCAGCGCGCGCTGTTCGTGAACGGCCTCAGCGAACTCGAAACGCTGATCCAGGAAAAAGATTCCGTCGTCGCCAAGATAAGAAACAAGCGGCAGCAGTTGGAGGCGCGGAGCTTCAGCAAGGACGACGTCGACTTCGGCCTAGCGCTGCGCAAGGGCGACGAGAAGGCAATCGTCAAGAAGCGCCAGCGCGAGCAGCAGATTGCTCGATGGCTGAACCATCCGGTGGCGCAACTCGACCTCTTTGTCGACGGCAAGTCCGATCCGACCCCAATCGATGACCGGGCCTTCGAGGAAGGCAAGATCTCGGGCATGGAAGGTAAGTCCTGCGTGCCGCCGAGCACCTACGCGCCGCAAACCCAGCAGCGCTGGATTGAGGGTTGGCACGAAGGGCAGGCCGCGCTGATGAAGGTCGCCTTCCGGGGGCCGACGGATACGGCGTTGGTGCCGGCTACCCAACCGGCCCAGAAGAGTGATGCGCTCGACGACGACATCCTCGAGGATACCGATAAAGAGCAGCCGTTCGACGCCGATGCCGGCGCCGGTGAAGCGTCGTCCGGCACGACTCATTGAGGTCACCATTGAAAATCGCCGGGATCGATGTTGCGACCAATTCTGGCTTGGCTATCTGCGATGGCGATGTCTTTCGCGCGGAATCGTTTCGGCCGAGCGCGAAGCGCCCATTCGATCTCGATCGTGGCGAGGTTGATTTCCAGCACGAAGGAAAGATGGTTCGGGAGTTCCGCGACCATCTCAGGGCGTGGTTGGTCGCGAACGAGATCGAGGCGGTCGCTATGGAGCGGCCGCTTCAGTCGAACGTCAGCTTCAAAAAGCCGGTCGTCGACATGGCTGCGAACTTCGCCGGCCAGGCGATCAAGTACGAGCAGAAGGGCGGCACCACCTTCAATGTGATTTTCCGCCTGTACGCGCTTGCCGGTGCAGCGTGCGAGACGTGCGAGCGGCTGAATATTCCGCTGTATGTCGTCAACAACAAGACGTGGCGATCATCGTTCTTTGGCGCGAAGAGCCCGCCGAAAGGCTGCGACAACGCCAGCAAGTGGTGGAAGCAGCAATCGATGCTGCAGTGCCATCGACTTGGCATCGACGTGCGTAATGGAGATCAGGCCGACGCAATCGGTCTGGCGTGGCATTTGCGCGGCCACCTTAATCCGCGCATCGCCGGCGCCGCCGAAGACCTGTTCCGGCCGAAGGTGGCAACATGAGTTTCATCAGGCTGGAAAGGATCGAGGACGGATATCGCGGGCCGACGCTGGCGCGCGCCGGTCTACGCAAGGTCCGCAACGCAAAATTCGCGACACTCAAGATTTCTATCGAGGCGAATCTGCTTCGGCGCGCCAATCCGGCCGGGCTTCAAACATTCGATGTGCTGATCGGTGCCGATGAAAGCGCCGGCCGTCTGCGGCTGATACCGGCGCCGGACGGCATTGCACACGTCAAACTCAATGGCGCGAGCACATTCTATGACTTCTTTCTCGGGCGGATATCGGCCTACCCGAACGAACAGCACGGCATGGCGCCGTGCGAGGTGAGGGAGATCGACGGCGCGATCGAGGTCGGTCCGCTGCCGTGGTGCGAGGAGGGCCCTACATCATCACCAAAGCCGCCGGCTAAAAAGATAGAGCCAATCGAATTAAAACCGCAAAAGCCAGTACCGAAGGCGGCGATGACGCCGGCCGTTCGCCAGATCAAAGAGCGTCTTGCGGCCGCGCCGGCTTCTACGCCGCAACCTAAGCGCCAAGCCACACCAAGCCGTGAACCGACATCGTTCAACGGCGTGACCTGCGAATTCAGCGGCGACGGATCGGCCATCGTGTTCGACGGGAAGATCGTCGAAACCTCAGAGCGCGGCGCGCACATGATATCGATGCTCGCCAAGGTCATGCCAAGCGGGATTGGGTACAACTTCATGATCGGTAAGTTGTGGACCGGCCGCGCGCCGACACCGGCCGTCAAGATTATCGATGACTTGGTCGATGATCTAACGGCGCCGCTCGCCTCAGTCGGGCTGAAGCTAAACCGCATCAAAAATATCCAGATTTCGCTGTCGGTGGTGAAATGACCAAGAAGATACTCGTTGCGGACTTACTTTGCGGTGCTGGCGGATCGTCGACCGGATGTGCCCGCGCGCTCGCCGAACTCGGTCTTAAGATGGAACTGGTTTGCGTCAACCATTGGCCCGTTGCGCTCGATACGCATTCCAAGAACCACCCCGAGGCCCGCCACTACTGCCAGGACATTGCGACCGTGCGGCCGCACCTGATCGTGCCGGAGGGCTATCTCGATCTGTTGATGGCGTCGCCGACCTGTTTTCCGGCCGGAACGTTGGTCATGACCGAGCGTGGGTTCGAGCCGATAGAAACGGTTGAGCCGGGCGTTAGGGTTTTGACGCACAAAGGTCGGTGGCGACGAGTGTCATCTACCATGAGGACCGAGGCACCGACCGTTCTAGTGCGAGGCCATGGCCATTTCGGTATCGAGACAACCGCCGATCATCCATTTCTTGCTTGCGAGAGAAGACTAAAGCATCGCTACGCGCCTGGCAGCGGGAGACATCGGTATACGGACCCGGCATGGGTTCCTGCCGCGTCGCTGAAGGCGAAGAAACACTTCTGGGCGACGCCCACACGCGCCGAGTACCTGCCAGTTCCGGAGATCGGAGGTCGCGGTCTTAAGTTTTCGCCGGAGTTCTGGTGGTTTGTAGGACGCTGGCTTGGCGATGGCTACTTTGGCGAACGCAAGGCACCGCGTAATGCCGCAATCATCATCTGTTGCGGACACTCCGAACACAACGAGCTAGCTGCGCATCTAAATTTCGCGCCTGCGGTTGGCCCCAGGGCCGCAGAGAACGAGTTGCGATGGAGCGGCCGAAAGCAGCCCACAGGCTATCGGTTTGACACCGAACATGAGGGCTTGATGCTTTGGCTCAAGGCTCATTTTGGCAAGTTGGCGCACGGCAAACGGCTGCCGGCATGGGCGCTAACAATGCCAGAGCGGGATCGCCGAGCAATGCTGGAAGGGTATCTGTCGGCCGATGGATGGGGCGACCATCGTAAGTGTGAAACAAATACTGTGTCGAAATCGCTCGCGTTGGGCATGAGGCTCCTGGCCGAATCTCTAGGCCACCGCGTTGCGATGCATCTCACACGCGCGCGACAAAACCCGATCGAAGGACGGAAGGTATCGCAGCGAGACCAGTATCATCTCGTTTGGGTCCGGAGCCGTCAGCATAACTATGGCGGCGAGAGTGACGGGCTTTCATGGTTGCGGGTCAGGTCAGTAACACCAACAAATCGGACCGTTCCGGTTTTCAATATTTCGGTCGAGGAAGACGAATCATATGTAGCTGAAGGCATCGTCGTTCATAACTGCACGCATCACAGCGTCGCGCGCGGCGGCAAACCGACCAGCGACCAGCAACGCAGCGACCCTTGGCACATCGTAACCTGGCTGACAGAATTGCGCGTCAAGCGCATGATCATTGAAAACGTCTGGGAATTCTGTGGCTGGGGTCCGGTCGACGCCCGCACCGGCAAACCGATCCCGTCGCGTAAGGGCGAATATTTCCGGGCATGGATCGATACGATTCGCCGGCTTGGCTATGACCCGGAATGGCGCAAGTTGAACGCGGCCGACTTTGGCGACGCCACGACGCGCCAGCGGTTTATCCTGATGGCGCGCAGCGACAAGCGCAGCGTGTCGTGGCCGATCCCGACGCACCGGAAAAAGATTGCCGACGAACTGTTGCTGTTCCCCGGCATCAAACCGTGGCGACCGGCGCGCGACATCATCGACTGGAATATCAAAGGCAACTCGATTTTCAATCGCAAGAAGCCGCTGGCCCCCAAGACGCTGGCGCGCATCATGGCCGGCGCGGTCAAGTTCGGATGGCCCGAGCCCTTCCTGGTCATCCTGCGGAATCACATGGCCGGGCAAAGTGTCGATGGCCCGGTGCCGACGATGACGACCGCGAAGGGCGGCGAATTCGCTATCGTCATGCCGGTGACGCATCACGACATCAGCGACCGCATCCGCGATGCCGGCACCGATCCTCTGCCGACCGTGACCGGCGCGAACCGTGGTGAACTCGCCTTCATCACGGCGCAACACGGCGAGCGACAGGGACAATCACCGCGCGTTCACGACATCGACCAACCGGCACCGACTATTGCAGCTACCGGTCATGTCGACCTGATCCAGGCCACGCCCGAATACGACATCCTGTTCCGCATGCTTGAGCCCCACGAACTCGCCGCCGCGATGGGCTTCGACAGCGAAGAAGCCACCTACGAATTCGCCGGCACGAAGACCGAAAAGATCAAACAGATCGGCAACGCGGTTTCAGTGTCCAAGATGAAGGCCTGCGTCGGCGCGATCATGGCAGACGCGGCGCCAAAAGCCAAAGCGGTGCCTGCTGATCGCAGGGGTGTGGCCTGATGAGCCCGGAGACCCACAACTCTTACGTTTATGGAATCCGCTTCACGAAGGAGGGGCATGAGCACTCCGGTCGCATCCGTTACGTTGGCAAGTCCGTTTGCCCAGAGCGTAGGTTTGAAAATCATATGAAGCCGCACAGCGCTTGCCGGCGCATCGCTCGCTCCGTTGCAAAGCATGGGGCCGCAGCTTTCTCGTTAGAGATCCTAGAGACCGTCTCGGCCGAAACGCTAGAAGAGGCCGACCGCCTCGCTCTCGCCGCGGAGATCAGGCACATCGAATTTCAGAACACTGCCCTTGGGCCTCACGGCTTGAACATGACGCTCGGAGGCGAGGGCGCTCGACTGACTGCGGCCGGCAAAAAGAAGCTGTCGGAGGTACAGAAAAGACGGTTCGCAGATCCGACAGTGTTGAAGGAACATCGGGAAATGGTGCGCCGGAGGAACCTGGACCCGGTTTACCTCGCGAAAGCGCGAGCAGCGTCGGCTGAGGTACAGGCGCGGCCAGAGCATAAGGCAAAGATTTCAGCCAATCTGAAGCAGCTTCACCAAAATCCAGAATTTGTAGCCCGCAAGATAGAGGGCGTCCGCAAGTCGAACAAAAGGCCGGAGGTTAGAGCGAAGCAAAATGAAGGTCAGCGGCGGTTTAACACGCCGCAGGTTCGGCTGAAGAAGGCGGAGTTGGCGCGTAACCAGCATCAAGATCCCGTTTTCGCTGAGAAATATTCTGCTGGATTGCGCAAGAAGCATTCCGATCCTGCCTATGCCAGGCGGCACGCCGGACAAACTAAAGATAGGCATAAGGATCCGGCGTTCGGACGCAGCGCCAGGATGGGCATCCATCTTCATTGGGCAAAGCAACACGACGCGAGCGGGAACGCGGCGGCCGCCGATCGACAAAGACAGTCGATGATTTTTCTGTTGGCGCAAGCGGGGCGATCGCCAGTTGAACAGCGGATAGTAGCCCTCGCCAAGGAATATTTAAGCCAATCGCCGGTCGCAGCAGGGGTGGCTTAGCATGTTGGCACCGGAGATGGTCCTATTCCTCGGAAATCGACGCTTCCATCTCTCCGACGAGAAGAGGCTCCAGTCGTTGATCGCGGCTGAGTTTGTAACCGCAGGCATCGAACACGAGCGAGAGGTCCGCCTGTCTGGCGCCGACATAATCGACTTCATGGTCGGAGATATCGGGATCGAAGTTAAGATCAAAGGTCAGCGTCGCGAGATTTACCGGCAGTGCGAACGGTATTGTCGGCACGAGAAGGTGAAGGCGCTCATTCTCGCAACCAACGTTGCGATGGGCTTCCCACCTGAACTCGCCGGCAAGGCAACATATTTCGTCCACCTGGGCAGGGCCTGGCTATGACGGTCACCGCCAGTAACATGATTGCGCGGGCCGGCAAGCCTTACGGTGCCCTGCGATACGGCAACGGTCGCTGGATTATGGAAGGGATTGAGCCCCACGTGGCGATCCGATTGAAATCGGTATTCCCGTCGATCGCCAAAGCGCAAACCGGGAGATTCGAATTTGCCGACGTCGAGAACATCTGCGCTGACCTTGACTGGTTTTGCCAAAGATACCCGCTCGAAATTAGTGCCGACGATCGCGCGCACCTGAGTGAACGGTGCCAACTTTACGAGACACAGCGGGATGATATCGAGCGCATCTTAATGCCGGACTTCGTGCCGCCGGTTAGGCACGGTTTCAAACCGTCGTTCACACCGTGGTTGCTCCAGCAGCAAGCGGCCGAGATGCTGCACCGTAAAAAGAGGCTCCTGCTTGCTGATAGCATGGGTCACGGCAAGACGCATACCGCGCTTCTTTCGATCGTCGGTTCGCCATTCCTGCCGGCGGCTTACGTCACCAAGGCTCACCTCCCCAAGCAATTGGTCGAGGAGTATGTGAAGCCGCACACCTATCTAACGGCCCACATCATCGAAGGGCGAACGCCATACTCTCTGCCGCCCGCAAATCTTTATGTCTTTCGGTATTCGAACATTGCCGGATGGGCGGATGTAGCGGCGACAGGGGTCTTCAAAGCCTTTATCGCCGACGAGTGCCATGAATTACGCAAGGGAATAGCAACACAGAAGGGTGCGGCGGCCAAGGTGTTTGCCGACAACGCCCAGATCTGCCTGCCGATGTCGGGCACGCCGGTGTTCAATTACGGCGACGAGATATTCAATATTCTTGAGATTTTCGTTCCGGGCGCGCTGGGCACCCGCGACGAATTCTATCGGGAATGGTGCACCAGCATTGGCAACGGGAAGTGGGCGGTCAAAGACCCGGACGCGCTAGGGACGTATCTCCGCGAAATCCAGGTGTTTTTGCGCCGCGTAAGAGAAGGGCGGCCGGTAAATACTCACATCATCACCGTAGACTATGACCACGACGCCGAGAAAGAATCCCGTGATCTGACGCGTCTCCTTGCGCAACGTACCGTCTCGGGCAGTTTCGTCGAGCGTGGTCAAGCAGCGCGCGAATTGGACGCACTTATGCGTCACGATACTGGCGTCGCGAAGGCCCGCGGTGTGGCGGCCTTCACCAGGATGATCGTTAGTCAAGGCATCCCCACGCTGCTCTTTGGCTGGCATCGCGACTGTTACGAAATCTGGTTGAAAGAACTCGCTGACTTCCGGCCGGTCCTCTACACCGGCAGCGAAAGTTCCGCAAAAAAGGAACGTAGCAAGCGCGCCTTCATCAACGGTGAGACCGACCTGATGATCATGTCGCTGCGCTCTGGCGACGGTATTGATGGTCTTCAGCAGCGCTGCCATACCGAGATTTTCGGGGAACTTGATTGGTCGGGCGCTGTTCACCAGCAGAATCTTGGGCGCGTCGACCGTCCAGGTCAAGGCGCATCCGTCATCGATGCTTTCTGGTGTGTCGTAGACGAGGGCTCTGATCCCACGATCATGAGCATCCACGGGATCAAGGGGACGCAGGCGCGCGGCATCAGCGATCCGATGGCCGGGGTCCTCCCGATTTATCGCGACGAAGCGCGCGTGAAACTGCTGGCACAGAATTACTTGGCGAAGCAGGGGATCAGCGCGTGAGATGGCCAAATTCACCTCACAGTTTCTCGACGAGATCCGCGCCCGGCTTCCGGTGTCGGAAGTCGTCGGCCGCCGCGTGGTGCTCAAGCGGTCCGGTCGCGAATTCCGCGGGCTCTCCCCGTTCAACAAGGAAAATACGCCGTCGTTTTTCGTCAACGACCAAAAGATGGCGTGGTTTGATTTTTCGTCCGCTAGGAACGGGAGCATCTTTGATTTTCTCATGCAGATAGACGGCCTTACATTTCCGCAGGCGGTGGAGCAGTGCGCAGCGATGGCCGGCATTCCGATGCCGAAGGACGCGCGCGTGCGTAACCGGTCGCCCGACGAGCAGCGGTCGTGGGAGGAGCAGGAGTCCAGGCGCGAGGCCGAGATGGCCCGATGGCGGGCGGAACGCGATTCTGAGAACGTGCTCAACGAAGCCGAGATGATCGAAGCCGCGGCCGGTATCTGGCGGCACGTGGTGCCAATCGCCGGCACGCACGCTGAGGCCTACCTCAATGCCCGCGGCTTGCCGACCCCGGAGGAGGGCTGGCCCGACGTTCTGGGGTTTGCAGGCGGCCTGAAGCACCCAAATGGCCAGCGATATCCGGCACTGGTGGCGCGGGTCGACGACGCCATGGGCGAGTTCACCGCGATCTGGCGCATCTTTCTGGACCCCAAGAAGCCAGCCAAGGCGCCGGTGCCGGGCGAGGAGAAGCTCGGGCTCGGCTCGGCAAGTGGCGGCGCGGTCCGCATCGGCGGGCTCCAGCCGCACACCGACGTGGGGGAGGGGCTCGAGAGCACGCTGGGCGCTTGGTATCTGATCGGCCGGCGCCGGCCGGTATGGGCCACGCTCTCCACCTCCGGAATGATGAACTTCGAGCCCCCGCCGGAGATCGAGCGCTGCGACCAGTTCCCCGATGGTGATTATCCGAAGCGCATCGATGGCGGCGATCTAGCTCCCGACCCAACCCCGGCCGGCCGAAAAGCGGCGCGCGCGCTACGGGCGCGGCTCGACGCCGCCAACGTCAAAGGCGTGATCAATCCAGAACCTCCCCCAGGCGAGGACTATCTCGATATTTGGAATAAGGCAAAGACCCAATGGCAGTAGCGCGCGCAGCCTTTACTTCGATGGTGACGTCAAATCTCGCGGCCGAAAAGGCGGTGATCGGCGCGCTGTTGAAAAGCGAGCAGGCCTACTGGACCGTCGCTGACAAGATCAAGCAGGAGCACTTTACCGACCCGCTACACCAGCAAATTTTCGGGGTGGTGCGCGATATCTGTGAGGAAGGAAAGCGACTGAGCCTGGTGCTGCTGTTGAGCCGGCTTCCGCCCGACCACAACGGCGTGATGATGGATCTCCTGATCCACAATTACATTAGGAACGCGGAAGACGTAACCACTCCGATCGACTTTGCCGAGAGCATCGCGGAATCCGCGAATATGCGACGGATCGAAGCGATCGCGCACGCCATGCTCAAGTCTATAAAGAAGGCCGATCAACCGGCGATCGACGTGGCCGGGGAGGCGGAACTGGCGATCCTTGACGTGATGCACGTGTCGGCACCGAGGCGCCCGATCAAGGAAGGCGAAATCGCCAAGGCGGTAGTGGCGTCGGCGTTCCGCGCCAAGGGTGGCGAGTTTCTTCCAGGTTACAATACCGGGCTCGCCGCGGTTGACGAAGTGCTTGGGCTCATCATGCCGGAAGACCTAGGATTTATTTGCGCTAGTCAGGGCGATGGGAAAGGTCAGCCGCTCGATGCACCGGTGCTGACACCTTTTGGCTACAGACCAATGGGTAGCCTGAAGGTCGGGACGCTAGTGCTGTCTCCTGATGGTTCTGCTTCTACTGTAATAGGCGTCTATCCGTTGGGCGAGCGACAACTCTATCGTGTTACTTTCCACGATGGCACTTCAACGGAAGTTACTGAAGATCATATCTGGCTGGCGTGGAAGAGGGGGCACGCCAAATACATCAGAGGATCTCGCGTAACTGGTCGGAGGGGATCAAAACTCTTCACCACCAAGCAAATGATGGAATGTTTGGGTGGGGCAAGAAAACCGCGCTTCAACATTCCGGTCGTGGCACCAATAGAGTTTATTGGCAATCGGTGGCAACGTCCGCCTATTGATCCATATTTACTGGGCGTGCTGATCGGAGATGGGTCCTTGGCTAGGGGCACCATTCAACTGACAAGCGCTGACCCTGAGATAGTTTCTGCTGTATCAAAGATTCTCAAGACGAAACTGATTGCCAAGATCGATAAACGCGGCAATGCGGCAAAAACCTACAGTTTCCTGAAGGACACGAAAGTTCGGGCAGGGCTAGAGCGCCTCGGACTTTACGGCAAGCTATCGCAAGATAAGTTCATTCCTGCTGAATATTTCAAACTCCACATGAAGCACCGTTGGCGCCTGTTGCAGGGCCTCATGGATACCGACGGGTGGGTGAACGTGAACGGAGATCCCAGGTTCTGCACAGCCAGTCGGCAGCTTGCCGACGACGTTGCTTGGCTTGCCCGGTCGCTCGGCGCAGTCGTTACGATGCGAACCAAACCTTCTCACTACAAGAAGGGCGGCATACGGCACCAGTGTCGCGATGCTTTTGAGTTGAGAATCAAGCTAGCGAACGGTGCGGACGCGTTTTCCCTGAGCAGGAAAAAACGTCTTTGCAACAAACCGCAGAGCCTATACCGGACCGTGACCTCGATAGTTCCGACGCGCATTGCGGAGGCGCAGTGCATCAAAGTGAGCCATCCTAGTTCTCTGTATGTGACCAATGACTTTATAGTCACACACAATACCGCCCTATCCATGTGCATTGCGCGCCATATCGCAGCACAGGGCCTTCCTGTTCTTTGTATTCAAATGGAGATGTCGGACGAGCAGATCGTCGCCCGTGAGATGGCGCGAGAGTGTGGGATGTCCGTGCAGGAGATTAATGAAGGCGCTTTCGACTTTGCACAGGCCGAGGCCATTAAGGATGCCGAGGAGGCTCTGCAAAAGCCCGCACTATATATTCTGGATGTCGACTCCATCACGGTCAGGCAACTCGGAGCGCATTGTCTGGCGATGAAACGAACGGTTGGCCTTGCCGCCGTTGTGGTCGACCAACTAGACAAGCTCAAATCAGATACAAGACACAGGGACCGATTTGAGCGAGGCGCGGAAATCACGCGCGACCTGAAGAATCTTTTCAAGCGCATCAAGGTTCCAGGAATTGTCCTCGCCCAACGCACAAGGACTGCGCAGCGTCGCGACGACCCGACACCGGACATATTGGATACCGATTTCCCGTCGATCGAGCGCGACGCGGATTGGGTTTTAGGACTTTGGCGCGAGGCGAATTGGCTTCGAAAAAACCGTCCGTCTTCCAAAGACCCTCATGAGATCGCGGAGTGGCAAGTAAAACTCGACAAGGTTGCAGACCGGGCCGACGTAATCGGCCTCAAGCGTAGGCGTGGCAGGGCGTATGAGCAGCGGCCGCTTCGGTGGAACGGGCGGCTAACCACATTCGAGGACCTGTGATGGCCACAAAAAAAGAACTCAAGGCGCGCGCCCGGAAGAAAGCGCAGAGGTTTGTCTCATTTTTCCCGCCATCCGGCGGGGGCAAGGTGACTATCGACCTCCAGTCCAATCCGTTGGCCGGGATCTACCGCAGCGGCGGAATAACGTATCCGCAATTCGCGGCTGCGGCTGAGTTTCAGCGCGATTTTGAAACGGCCGGCTATTCCACGATGAGATGCCGCGGCTTCGAGCCAGGCGTCGATGGTGGGAAGATCGCCGGCGCAAACCTGACCGCTGTCGATACCCAGGCAAGACTCACGCGGTTACGGAAGCACCTTGGTGAGGAACACTATCTTCTCATGGAGGCCGTGATCGGCTATGGATTGACCTTTGAGGAAATCCACAGGGCTGGTGGCGAAGAAAACAAGGTCATCAGCACCAAGCTCAGGGAAGCGTGCAACCGAGCGGCGGTGTTCTATCTTTTTCTGAAGGATGCGCCAAACTCGAGGACAGTCAAGGCGCTCCAGAAGCTGTTGCAGGATATGGCTGGTGCGGCCGGCGAGTTTACGTCGTGAGGGAAAGATGAAATATCCATACCGCGCCGAAGGCCACCTTTTCCTAATCGATGGGCGTTGGGTGCCTGCCGACCTACTACTCCCGGCATCGGATGACGATTTGCGCGACAGGGTTCGTCTGTTTCGTGGGACATCAATAGCTTATAATGCCGAACGTGAACTCGCCATGCGCCAATTTAAACGCGCGTTCATGGGTACCGCGCTGTATCGGTTGTTCGATCGCTTAGTTGATTGGACGCTTGACCGTATGGCTAATTGGCTGGTACGCCGTCTCGCTTCTTGGGATGCCAGACAACCTAAACCACCGTCAGATCGATAAAAACGAAAAACCACGGCAGAGATTCGATCTAGGCCTCAGTCTTCAACGCCGCGATATTGTCGTCGGTGATCTCCGCGACCGGGATGTTGGTTTTTCCCCAGGCCTCGACGGCTTCATAGGCGTCTGGATAAAGGATCTCGTACAGGCCGGCCTCGTTTACGACGCCGATGAATTTCTTGGCGACCTGCTTGTTGACCACCGCCAGCAATTCAGCCTCTTCGGCCGCGATCTTGGCGATCGCCTTGTTCGGATCGGACGGCGACGCGAGAACGATGGCCGAGCTGCGCCGGCGTAGCTTCGCCCAAGCGTTGCGGAATAAGAATTCCTCAGTCTGTTGTGCATGACTGAGTCCGCGGGCGCGGCACCGCGCGTCAAAATCGCGATAGCGATGGTGAAATAGCGCCGCCCCGGAGCGCGGCCAGTGATGGTAGAGCATGATGGCCCCGACCAAGGCAAAAAATCCGATCAGTATCCAGGGTGTCATTCTCGTTCTCCTCCTTGGTCGTCTGTGGCTTCGAATTTGATCTTGCCCTCGTAGTCCTGACGCGGCAGGCCAGGCCGATACTTGATGACCTTCAGGTGCTCCATCGCCCAGGCGGTGCGCTGGCCTATCGTGTCCTTGCCGCCACGAACGGCGATGAATTCCTGGTATTGCTTCGGAACGATCTCGACGATGACAGGGCGGTGGTCGCGCTGCATCCAGTCGTCCATGACGCGCGTCATAAACATCTGATGCACCGAATTGAAGCGCATCCACTTGGAGAGAGCCGGCTCCATTTCCTCGAACACCTCGTTGTTCGGGTAGCAGAACAGGAATTCTGGCGCCGGCACGGCGTCGCCGGTGTGCTCCAGCAGCAGGGTGTTGACCTGTTCGAGCATGGCCTCAAGCATGGCGGCATGGCCGCGAAAAACGAAGTGGGTTCGCCCGCGCTCGAGAAGTTGGACTTCCTTGGCGTCAACGCCAAGGAGTTGACCCATTTCAACGCGGGACAGGCCCAGCAGCATGCGCGCGGCGCGCAGATCGGCAGTCGTCGTGGCCACGAAATCCTCCGGGCGAGATAGGGACAGGAAATTGTCTAGCATGCTTTATGTCCCCTTTGACAGCAGCGTAAGCTTGATCTCGATGGAGTTGTGGCCATGCGAAAACGATGGGCTGGCCACTCGAAACATCCGGCCGTTAACCACGGCATAGCCGGTGTGGAGATCGTTGCAGACATCATCGATGGTGGCGTCGGTTAGTTCGCTGTTGAAGAATTTAATCAGCGTCTGCGCCGCCACCAGTTGCTTGATGGCTTCTCTGACTGTAGAGACTACCACGGCGATTGAGTGATTGCCTTTGTCGACACAGCGTAACTCCTCCATCGCCGAGTCGATGAAGGGCATGACGATGCCGACGTTTTTGGGAAGGTCCATTACTCACCGTTCCCTGTTGTGGATCGTCAGAACGCTGGTGTTCACATTCGTGCCGCTCTCGCTGAATGAGCCGACCGGCAAGTCGCGCCAACTGCCATCCACCAACCCATGGTCATAGCGTGCGGTCGACGGCAGGATTGCGATCAGCCTGCCGCCAGACTTTAGGAATTTGAGGGCGTGCTCTACGTGCTTGACGTAGTGTTTGCCGTAGAACGGCGGGTTCATCAGCACGACGTCATAGGTCGGCGTCGGAACGGTATCGAGGAAGTTGGCCACCATGACGCGGTGGCCTTTACGCATGGCCTCGGCGGCGCGGAGCGGATCAACCTCAATGCCAACCACCTTGGCGCCGGCAGCACGCGCCGCGTCGAGCAGGCGACCGCAACCGCAGGAAGGGTCAAGCGCCAGGTCGCCTTTCTTGACGTAGGCCTCGGTCACCACGTCGGCGGCAACCTTCGCCGGTGTTGGGTAATATTGAAGGTCCTTGGCGACGGCGGTTGACGCTCGCGGCGCGTCGGGCGCGTCATCGGCGCAGTCAGGCAGGATCTCACCATAGTATTCTGACAATGCGAGGTTGATCGTGCGCAGCGCCGCCGGCTCAAAGAACAAGTGGCCATTGCCGTTGCCAAACCGGCGCAGGCGGATGCCTCGACCGATGACCTTGACAGGCTCGTCCCAAGTGCGATCAGCGGGGAGGTCTCCGTCTTCGACCAGGGCGCGTTCGTCTTTGAGCAGCGCGCTAATTTCGCGCCACGTCACCAGCGGCTTTCCCTCGAACGCCGCCATCGCATTGATGATCGCCTCGACCTTCTCCCTGCCGTGGCTGCTGTAGTCGCCCATGTAATTGAGAATTACGCGCTTCGGCAGGCCCTTAACGCCGACCTTCATCTTCTCGTGACTGCGGTAGAATGGGTCCAGATCGCAGAACACTTCGGCCATGGAGCGCAAGATAGCCGCGCGCGGGTCGAGGATGTAAGTGCCAAAGCTCGCCCGGATGTTGTCGATTGTGAAGGGTGCAGGGTCTGTCAGCGATTGTTCAAACCGCCGCTTATCCTTCGGGCTGGCGAGAACAGCGATGTTGAGTCCGGCGTAGACATGTTTCCATGCCGATCGCAAGAGGCTGGTGGATAGCTCGCGCTCATACACGTGGCCGGTTTCTATGTTCGTGTCGCCATAGGTGCCGCCGATGGTGGCGGCCATCTTGAGCGCCTCGCCGGCGGTGTTGAAATCGACCAAGGCCTGGTCGAGCGCAACCCGTTTTTGATCGTACTCTGCGACCACGTCGGAGAGACGGCGCTGGAGCGCCAAGGCGCCGGGTTGGAAATGTGTGTTCAGTGCTTCCTCCTATGTCGTTCGGTCGATTCCGGACGGGTCGTGGATATCAGAATGGAATCTCGTCGTCCATGTCACGCGCCCGCGGCTTTCTTGCTGGTGGCGCATTCAAGAAACCCTGAATAATAGCGATCTTGTCTTTGATGTTCGGCGAGTACGGATCGTCCGACCAGGGCAGGGCGCCTTTTGTCGCGTCAACGGCCCTCAATAGGACGTCGCAAGTTTCAGCCGCTATCACCCGTTTGCTCGCTTGGTTAATCGCGGTGATGGCGATTGCCCGACGGGGGAGGCGCGACGACGCGTTGAGGCGCGAGGCGAGCGTTATCAGTCGTTCGGCGCGCTTAAGATGTATGCCGATTGCGAGAATATAAGAGTCGATCATCTCCTCTTTCGTCAGGGCCTTGATCTCGGCAGCAGCCATAGACAAGCTGGCGCGGGCGAACATGTCGGAGATCTCGGAGACGGAAGCGGCCATGATCGTGGTTACTTCTTCGCCCGCTTGCGGCGCGCCGGCTTCACGGCCGGCCTGGGGCTGGACGCGGTCGCCCGCAACGCGGCTTGGTCGCGCTCCCATTTCTGTTCACGGAGTTCGCGGATGCGGTCGGTCTTCGGGTAGGTGTTCTTGGCCATCGGTCTCTCCTGTGCCAATCGGTTGCGGGTTATGTGCGAATTACGCTTTGGCCCGCGCGACAATGGCGGAAACTGAGCGCATGAGGTCACCGACCTTGATCGGGATGCCGATGGGTGCATTGACCGTTTCGGGAATGATGGCGTCTGGGCCTTGCCCGAACATGATGCCAATGAAGGACTGCATTGCCTCGACCGTATCAATCAGGTCGTCCGCCGTGGTGAGACGGTTTTCGAGGATAGAGACTGCTTGCGTCAGATCGCGCTCCATCCCCCGCGTAACGATCACATCAATCTCGTCGTCGCGGCAGAAATCGGCGGGGTAGTTTTCTTCCCGCAAATCCATCGTCCGCTTATCGAGCGCGCCGTGTAGCGGATTAAGCAGGTCAAGCAAGGTTTGGATTGTTTTTTTGCCCATGTTCGGTTCCTGACTATGTTCGGTCATCTGGTGTTACTCAGGCGGCCTTGCGGCCAGGCCGGCGGCTCGGACGCATGCCGAATACCGTTATGCCTTTCGGCGGCTTCTCGCCGATCCACTTGCAGAACGCGCCCAGCGCGTCGCCGCCGGCTTCCTGGTCTGGCGCCTCGGGAACGCCGGGCACCAGCAGGCATTCGGTACCGGGGATCTTCGTCGGCCGCCCCTTGACCTTCCTGGTCTCGTAGCCGTGGCGAGCGCGGGCGTCGATCAGATCGCGCAACGGCTTCGCCGGGCCGGCCGCGATCGCTATGGCGCCGTCGGGTGTCTTGCGGCCGAATTGGATCAGACCGGACGCGTAGCAGTAGGCAATCATGGGAATCTCCTTCTTGGTTGATGTCGGCGGTTTTCGTTGAGGTCAATCAATCGTTGAAGACTGGAAGACCATCGATCATGCTGCCGTCAGCGTCGAACAGCACGTAGTCACAACTGAGCGAGCGGGCCTTGTCGAAGATGGCGAACAGTTCCGCGCCGCACCGGTAGTCCCAATCCGTGTTGCGTTCCGGGACGTGCAGCATCCAGCCGTGCTCGCCGATCAGAACCGTGCCAGGGAAGCTTTTTGCGCAGAAGCATTCCATCCAGAGCGAGCGCGTTTCGGGGCGCAGGTGCGCGGTGGAGAGATCGAGGAAGCGGCGGACCGGCCATTCATTGGATGCGGCGCTAGCATTGTGGTCGTTCATCGCATTGCCCTCCTGATTATTTTTTACCAAAACTCGGCCGGCAGATAGTCTGGATCGAATGTACGCCAGCGGCCATTGATAATTACGGTCACCAGTTGGAAGCGCAGTGGCCAGTTCAGGCCCCTGCACACTGAATTGTCATAGCGGATGCCAGGCACAGCCATGAGATTACCGACTCGTGCGGCCATGCGATTTAAGGCGCGAGCCGACAAGCGTTCGTGCGATAGGCCGACAACGCTGTTGCCGTCTGGTGCGATGATTGCGATGGATGCCATATCACCGCCCTCCCGCGACAAGGCGGGGCCTGGCCGGCGGCGCCGCCACGCGCTCCCGCATTTTCTCGACGCGCCCCCACACCGGGGCCTCGAATCCGCCCATCATGGCATGCCAGTCGACCAGGTCATTGAGCAGGGCATGCAGTTCCTGCCGGTGCGGCTCTTGGAGAACGGCTGGCGATTGATGAATCTTGGCACATAGGACGTGGCCGGCGATAGCCTCGGCCTCGCGCGCGGTGTCGAACAGGCTGTCCTTGCCGTTGGCGCCTACGGTCCGCCAGCGTTGATCGCCGGGCAAAGCATAGACGCCGACGTATTTACCGTTGAGGGAGCGGAATGAGATTGCGGGACCTGCGGTCATTCGGTAGTTCCTCCTATTTCGCCGGGACAATTCCTGGCGGTGAGCCGTTGCGTGTTTAATGCGAGATATTTGGGATCGACTTCATGCAGCGGATAGCGCGCGCAGCAATCTCGGTCGCCTCAAAGTCGCCCCCCTTGGCCGCAAGCATCCTGGCCAAATGGTATGCGGTTTGCCGGTCGAGCGGTTTGCCGCGCCGGAATTTGACCTTACGGAAGTGATCTAGCTCCGCGTCGGCGCCTGAGTTCGTGAGGCAATAGTCGAGCAACTTGCCGCATTGCTCGCAGTGGCTACAGCTATCGCTTTCGGGCGCGACCGACATGTTCAGTTCGCCTTTGCCGTCCTTCTTGATTTTGGCCAAGGCGCATTTCCGGCAGTAGTCCGCCGACTCGTCATCGGCCCCGTCGCAAATCCAGTGTGGGTCTTCCGGCTGTAGGTTCGCGTATTTTTCGAACAAAAATGAAAGGGCTGTGGTCACATCGCGGCTCCCATATCTGGCGTCAGGACCATTCCTGGCGCTGGTAGCTGCGGCGGGACAACGCGCCCCGCCGCGTAGGCATGCGCGTGCTACACCCGCATTGGCATGAGCACGTACCGTACCCCGGAGTCCTTGGTGTCGCGACCGGTGAAGAGTGTCGGCGAGCCGGGATCGGCCATCAGCATTTCGACCACGTCGCCGTCGAACATCTCCAGGATGGAAGTCAGATATCTGGAGTTGAAGCCGATATCCATGGGGTTGCTGGAATATTCCAGATCGATCGGCAGGGTCGCAGCGCCGGTATCCGGGTTGACCACGGTCAGCAAGCAGTTGCCAGCCGTGAAGGCGAGCTTGACCGTACGGCCGCGCTCCGACGAGATGACGCAAACCTTGTCGACCGCGTCGATCAGGTCGGCGATATCGACGCGCGCCAGCTTGTCATTGCCGGACGGGACGACGCGGCCGTAGTCCGGGTAGGTGCCATCGATAACGTAGGAGTTCACCGTCACGTCGCCGGCCTGGAGTTGTACCCGCGCTGGCGAAACAGAGATGGTGACATAATGCTCGGCAACCGGTTTGGCAGAACACAGTCGGATGAATTCAGCCACGGCCTTGGCCGGCACGATGACGCCGGGCATACCAAAGACGCCATCCGGCGCCGGGATGTCGGCGACGCCCATGCGATGGCCATCCGTCGCGGCAAAGCACAGCGTCGCCGGCCTTGCTTTCGAATGGTGAGGGACGTGCATGTAGATGCCGTTCAAGTAGTAGCGCGTTTCCTCAGTCGAGATGCAGAATTCGACCTTGGAAAGTGCGCGCGCCAGATCGGCCGCCGGCATGGTGAACTTGTGGCTGAATTGCCGAGATTCCGGTTTGAGCTTGGGGAAGTCGGCCGCCGGCAGGCCATTCAACGTAACCTTGAAGCGACCCATGCGCAGCGAATTGCGGTTATCGACCGTCGGGACCGGGTCGAGGGTCTTCTCATAGCCGTACGGCGCGCGGTACGTGGTCTTTTCGGTCAGGTCAACAGTGACCATTTCGCAGCCCTTGGCCTTGCGCAGAACGTCGCGCAACATATGGGCGGGGATCGTCGTGGCAAAATTGGCGTCAGCCGTGCCGTTGATCGGCACCGTAATGACAATGTCGCCGTCGGTCCCTTCCATGGTCACGCCGCCGGCGCTGGCGGTAAGCATGACGTTGGCGAACATCGGAGCGGCGTTGCGTTTCTCGACAATGCGGATGCACGCGTTGATCGCGGCAGTCAGTGACGGGCCGTCCAGCCGCGCGTGAGCGGTGAGAGTGTGGGAGGCTGGAATCGGGTCCGGCTTTGCCGGGACCATCGAGGCGGCGATTGCCGCGGACTCGGCATCGCTGGCCGGGCGCGCGGGGGAGAAAGCGGGTGTCATTGCGTTCATTGGTTTTTTCCTCATGTTTGTTCCGGACTATTCCAGAATTTGAAAACGGTAGTTGACGATTGCGGCGGAATTTAAGGCGCGACGGAATCTTCGGACGATTGTCGGACCAAATCCAAGATGACCTGCGGCAGATCAATCGCGGCGGCCTCGACAGATCGCAGCGATACGCACGCCTCGGCATAGGTGCCATCGCCCTGGTTGACGTCCATCACGTCTTTGCCGCCCGCACCTTCGGTGTCGTAATCGATGACCAGAACATCGCCGAAGACGGCCGGCCGCGTTGATACGAGGCCTTGCACCAGGCCGCCGTCGCAGATAACGGCAAGGATCGGGCGCGATTGCTCGTTGGCCGGCACGCCCTTAAGCGTTTCGGATAGATGCTCCGCGAAAGCGCAGATCGGGTGCAGCGGGTCCAGCACGGTGCCGCCGTCAATCGGTTTGCCGCGCGCGGCGTCGATCTCGATCAGCAGGGCGCGCGCATCGATTGCCAATTGGCTGTCGAGAGAAGGCGATGGTCCTTCAACGGGGCATTGTTCCGCCGCGAAAAACTCATCCCCCAACTCGTTGCCGCGCTCGAAATAGCGATCAGCCATGGCAACGGGATCGGTCGGGGCGTCTTCATTCATGAAGTCGCGCCAATATTCCTTAGCGATCTCTTGCCGCCAAAGTTCGGCAGCATCGGCGGTGGCAAAAACGCGCGTGTCGACGCCGTGCTTGTGCGTGAAGGTCGCCACGGTGACCGCTCCGAAGGTCGGTTGCGTTACGAGAGGCGAAGCTATGGCACCGCCGAGTTGCGCCTTCACGCGCCCGCGCCACTCCGCGAACCATTCGACCAGGTCCGCTCCGCTCACCGCATCGTCGCCGTCGAATTGCGGCCATGCGTCAACCGCTTCACGGAACAGATCATTGGCGCGCGACAAAAGCGCGTCGGCGCTCCAAGCGGGGGCCGTATCAAGGTGCGCAAGCGCGCCACATTCCGGGCATTGCCCGGCCGGAACGGTTTCGCCGGCTGATACGCGATCCTCGAAATCAGAAATCATTTCGAGGGCGGCGGCCGTGCCTTTCCAGCCGCAATTCTCGCAAGAGCACGGCGCGGCGGTGTCGCCGGCCAGGACCATGACTTGGCTCATTGTGATACTGTCTCCATGTTGTGGCGCTTGCGCGCCTGACGATTCAAGAGCAGGCGTCGGGCCTTCCGGGCGCTCCGGAAGGAGTGGTAGCGCGCGAAAATAAGCCAGAGGATGATCGTCGACCAGACGATGATCGCGACGCATCGGTCAAAGAGAGGGCTTGATTTCATTGTCATGCCGTCCTCCTTTTGCGTGCGGACTATTCCGCGCTAGTGATTTGACTAGCCCGTGACGATTTCCCACCAACCCCTAAAATTCTCGTCGCAGATTTCGCCGGCAAAACAACCTTCTTCGGCCATTTTCCCGACATGCTCCATGTGCGGAGCAAAGGCTTCCGGCAAATCGTCAGGAAGCTCTTTGTCATCATCGGTCCAAATGCGGATTTCCAGCTTGGCTTTTGCCATCAATATTTCCTCCATTGCGCGCGGACCATTCCACTTGCGGTCTCAGTCTCTACTTTGCCAGGGCGTCCTTGGCCGCCTTCACATGACAGGTGCACGGGTTGTGAGTGATTGTCTCAATATCTTTCCCGCGCGCGATTGGACAGGCCGGATGGTGTACGCTACGCGCCGACCATTTGAGCGCAGCGATAACGTCCTTCGGCAGCTTGCGCATTTTCATGATCTCCTATACGTGCGCGGGCTATTCCGCGCGGGTTACACGACCCCGAGAAGCTTGCGGGCGTCCTCGATCAAACGATTGACGGTTGCGATTGAATCGTCCCCGTCCTCGGTCGGGATCATCCGCGCAATCGTTCCCACGAATTTTGCCAGTTCGTCTTTGGTGAACGGCTCCGGGTAGCATTCCTTGATCTCGATCTCTTCCATGGTGATTTGGAAGTCATGTTCGCTGGACGGGTCGGCGCGTTCGTTCTCCGCCATCGTCCACCGCGCCAGAAATTCGGCGCGCTCTTTATCGCTCGCCATGATCCAGTCGGACCAATCGCCCTGTTCATCGGTGGAGTAGTTGCCGCGCACCGCGAAGCGAATGTCGGGCCGTGCCGGCACGTCCACGAATGCTATGCCGGTGATCTTGAATACGTCGCCGACCTCTTCGAGACGATCCGCATAGGCGGAACCTGAACCGAAGCTTTCGTAATCGACAAAGCGAGAGGCGACATTCTTACGCGCCTGCGGCGCGATATCGTCCTCATAATGCATATGGAAGCCGCCATCGGCAGCGATGGTCACCTGAGTTTCTTGGGTGCCATGCTCGGGATGGGAAAGATCGAGAACAAATGTGGTTGCCATTGGTTTCCTCATGCGCTGTTCGGACCATTCCGAACGTGAAAGCTAGACGGGCGAGATGGACGCCAGTTCGCGACCGTCGATCATGACGGTAAAGCCATGCTCGTTCATCAGGTCGTTGACGATATCGAGGGCGTAGCGGCGCTCCACAACGTAGCTGAGGCCGTGCGTCATGGCGTCGGCAAGATGTTGCTCGGCATGATCGATTGCCCGTTCCGTCATTGGCGTGAATAGCGCCAGCGATCCGGTATCGATGATGTCAAAGTCGGGTTTGTGTGACATGTGTTCCTCATATGTGGTCCGGACTATTCCAAACCGAATTGATCTTGGCACCATCCGCTATAATTGCGTAAATATTATGGCGGACGATTAGGAGAGTGACGATTTATGGAGTAGGCGCGAGCCGCCTAGTATTCGCCAGTCATCAAATCCAAGAGGATTCGATCACTGACAGATTGCAGGAACGCACGCCGGTCATCGCCCCAATCATCGTCGGACGTGTAGCAGGCCAATGACGCGGCGAGATCGGCTTGCGTCGCGCTCATGGCTCTCGGAACGCTGATTTTTGTTGTCTGGCATGGCGCTACCTTAACGCGGTGGTCCGGCGGGAATCCGATTAAGTCGAATCCCTCGAAGGCGACAGCGATGCAATTGGTACTTTCCCGTTCAACGCTGACGACGCGTTGGTATTCACTTTGGAGCGCGGGCTTGTCGAGGCGCGGGTCCGCAAATTTGTCGCCTTCCAAATCAACTTGGTCGCCAAGGCGCAGTTCTGATACAAGCTTTGAGATATCGGGCATGTGCTTTCCTCATTTGAACGCCGGGACCATTCCCGGCATAGGGCCGCGCCCTGGAATGCCGCGCGCATGGCGCGGCAAACCGCGACGCGCGCGATTAGTTACAGGTGGCCGACTCCAGATCGGCGAGTAAATCTTGCAGCGGTGGCGGAATCGGCGCGCCGTAGAATTCTTTTGCGTCGATCAACTCGGTGCGGAATGACTCGGGCGTCGGGCATGTAACTAGAATCCGGTCGCCTTCGCAGTAGGTGAATATTTGGCGATTGTCTGGGTTCACCCATACGCCAAAGTAGATGGCATCTTGTCGGGTATCGAATTGAATCCAGGCCCGGCACGGACCAAAATCGTATGCGTAGCGGTCGCCGGCATTGCGCAAGCGCAACGCGCGGTCTGCATCATGATCGCGCAAAACGACGTTGCCGCGCGCGTTTACTTCCGGCCGGAACGTCCCGGCGCTTAGTTCCGCGCGACGCGCCCGATATTTTAGGATATAGGCGACCCGCTCGGCTTTCCCGTCCGGTCCGGCCTTGTGTGCGAAGCGGCCCGGCGTGCGCCAGTACCAAGCGCCATATGCTTCGCCCATGGCGCGGCGCAGTTCATGCTTTGTAAGCATTCCATATCCTCCAATGACGTGCGGACTATTCCGCACGAGAGAGAGGGCGCGCGCGGCGCGTCCTCGATGTTCGCTAGTCCGCCAAAATGATTACCTCCCCGAACGGCGCGCGCGCTGCGCACCGCGCCGCCGTGCGCGGGTCGCCGGTCACAACCCAAAGCACGGGCGCGGGCGGGTCGCCCCATTCGGTCACTTGGCAATCGGTCATATAGAGGACCGCCGAAACGTCCGGCACGTTCTCGGCAACCCATGCCAACGGCTGCGCAAACGACGTGCCGCCGCCGCCCTTGGCTTCCATGCGAACGAGATCCCCGGCGGCGAATTCGTCATGCGCATGCACCACCGTATCGGCATAGGCCACGGTCACCCGGTCCGCCGCGCCGTCGTCAAGCGCGGCCTGTATCTCAGTTCGGAACGCGGCCAGGTCCGCCGGCTGAATTGACCCGGACGTGTCAATCATTGCCACGACATGGGACGGCCGGTCCGGGACGTAGCCCGGCATGATCCGGCCCGCGTACAGGTGGCGGCGGTTAGGTCGCATCCATGAAAAGTCGCGGGACGTAGACTCGTCGACAAAGCGGCGCAGCACGCCGCGCCAGTCGACGCGCGGCGCGTTCATGGTTTCCACAAGGCGCGCCAGATTGCCGGGGACCTGCCCGGCGTTGCGGGCCTTGGCCACGTTGACGGCTTGCCGCGTGATCGTATCCCATTCTGCCTCCGCCGCCGAGACGGCCGCCGTATCGTGTTCTGGCGCGGCGTCGAGAATTTCGCCGCACCCGCCCGGATCGGTCCCGCCGGATTGTCCCGGCGCGGGTTGCGATTGACCGCCGCCGGCTTGCTCTTCTTGCTCTAACAGGCGGTAGATCGCTTCCGCGCCAAGGTCGCCATACTTGGGATCGATCAGAGCCCCGGCCGGTAGTTTGAAGCCGGCCGCGATCAGATCGCGGTTTATCGCCAGGTCCGTAGCGATGTTCCAGCGCTTGGCGTCACGGCCTTTGCGCCGCGTATGGTGTTTTGACGCACAATGTAGAACTTCGTGCGCTATCACGCCTTCCGCCTCAGAGGCGGAAAGCGTTTCCAAGAAATCCGGATTGACCAGCAGCCGGACGCCATCGGTTGCCATCGTGTCAAATTCGGGTGTCATTTCGGCCCGGAGGTGCAGCGCTAGCGTTCCGAAAAACGGCTGACGCATGACCAGCGCGGCGCGGGCGCGCGTGAACTTGTGGGGCAGGCTCATAGCGTTACGTCCTGATTGTCGGACGCCCATTCAACGAATGCGCGCGTCGTTTTAAGGTCCGGGTCGCGCGTGATCGCGTCGACGCAAAGCAGGATTCCGAATTCCTGCCCCATGGCGCGCCGGGCAAAGCGCAAGATCGGTTCAAAGGTCTTGCGGTCCGCCTTGCGCGCCAGCGCGGTTGAAACCGCGTAGAGCGTGGCCGGATCGTTCGGCACGGTCACGCCGTCCGGGTCCGCGATGATATCCGCGATTGTCGGCAGGGATCGCCAGACCCGTATAAAGCCTTCCAGTTCCGCCGCCGCCGCTTCGCCGACGACGCCGCCGACCAGGGCCAGCCGGAACGCGTCCGCGTCCCGGTCCGCCGTGCCGACTGTCTGGACTTGCGGGAGTCGGGCAACGGTTGCCCATGCGCGCGGTGTCGGGAACGCGCGCAAATCGCTTCCTTCCATGGCGTGCAGCAGGGCGGGACGAAAACGGATGAACGCCAGCACCATCGGCGCGATATTGTTCGCCGCCGCCCATTTGCCCCAGGCGGTCACGTCGGCGTCAACGTCGATATGCGCGAAGCGATTGGCCAGGGCGGACGGCATTCGCTGCGCCGCCGCGCGATCGCTTTGGCGGTTACCGGCCGCGACAATGCGCCAGTCCGGCGGCAAGGTGTATTCGCCTAGCTTGCGGTCAAGAATCAGTTGGAAAAGTGCGGCTTGCACCGACGCGGGCGCGGCGTTCAATTCATCAAGCAACAGAATGCCCTTAGGGCCGTCCCGGTCCGCGCGCGGCAAGAAATCCGGTTGCGCCCAGGTCGCGCGGCCATCGGTCACGGTGGGCAGCCCGCGAAGGTCGACGGGATCGAGCAAGATTGCGCGCACGTCGATTAGCGGCATATCGTTCGCCTTAGCCACGTCGCGCGTCAGATCGGACTTGCCGATGCCGGGCGCGCCCCAAAGGAACGTTGGCACGTTTGCCGCCATGTAGGCATTGAGTGCGGCGGATGCTTGAATCAGGTTCATAGCGGTTTCCTCAAATCCGTGCGGGCCATTCCGCGCGGCGGGCGTTATGCGCTCGGGAAGGGCGCGGCGTTACCGCCGCGCCTAGCCGGAATGCACTTAGGCCAGATATTCCGATACGTCTTTTAAGATCGCGTCGGCTTCCGCCGCCACGCTGGCGCGCGCCGTGGCGTCGTCGCGCAACGTCGCCGCGTCGTCGCGGCACAACGCGGGCAGGCGGTCCGCGACGGCGGCAAGCCGCGGGTCGCCCGTGACGTTGAGGCCGGGCAGCACGGCGACGAGATCGCGGATATTCTCCACCAGCGAATCGCGGAAAATGCCTTGCGACTTGTCGCCTTTGGTTTCCGCCGGGCGGTAGTTTTTCAGCCGGTCCGCCATGTGGCCAACGCTTTCCGCAACGCGTTCCCATACGTCGCGCATCGCGTCGGCCAAGGCTTGTTTGGTCCGCGCCTCGATATCGGCGCGGATCTCCGCCGCTTGCGCCTCGCCCAAGTCGACCCGGAAGTCGGACGCGTCCGGCATCACATCGATTTTCACGTCAAAGGTAAAGCGGTTGCGGATGATCTCCGCCGGCGGGTAGTCGTCGGCATTGAACATGCCGTTAAGCCGCGCGCGTTCATCAATCACGAATTCGGCATAGCCTATCGCGAAGGAGTCGGCCGCCGCATCGAATTGAGAGCGCAGCCCGGCCATTTTTTCCGCGTATTCCATATACGCGGCGGCCGAAAGAATGCGCACGCCGTCATCCTGCCAGGGCAGGGTGCGGGCGTAGTGCGCGGCGCGCGCCTCGCTGCAAACCCGCGTCAAGACCGCCGTTGCGCTTTTGGAAAGCAGGCGCTTGTTATAGCGCCCGGCGTCATGCGCGGCATGGTGTTCCGTATTCACCTTGTCGGTTACCTTGCGGTCAAGTTTGGTCGCCGACCAAGTGCAGATTTTCAGGCGCGCCAGCATTGCGCGGGACGAAAGAGCGGCCGCCGTCATGGCTTCCGGGCCTACCATCATGTTCATATCGATTCCTCAATTCGTGCCGGACAATTCCAGCAAGGGACGGCTTGGCGTTCCGTGACGGGGCGAACCTGCCGCCCCGCTTCGCAACGTCACGCTGGCCTGAACGCCTGCCATAGCAAGACAAGCGCCAGGACGACAAGGGCGATGGCCTCGGGGGTGCTAATCATTGGCACGACTCCAGAAACGCGCGCTTGTCGGTCCGCACGAATTTTCGGGTGCGGCGCCGGACATAGGCGATGGGTTTGCGTTTCATCGCGAACCCCCGATGTAGCGGGGCGCGCGTCCGATGGCCAGGCACCGGCCACGCGCGAAGGCGCGGGCCTCGGTATCCGACAGGCAGCCAAGCACATGAAAGGAGCCGCCGACCCATGACCCGAAGGCGGACCAGAGGCCGGTTGCGGCGCGCGCAACGCGGACGTTTGCATAGAGCATGTTACGATCCTCGATACCCGTCCGGACTATTCCGAACGGTAGAGCTGGCCTAGGCCGCGCCCTGCTATGCAGCCCGTCTGTCGACGAGCTGCACAACGCGGCGCGCGCCTATCGCTTGCGGCGTGTGGCCACCTTGCGGCGCGTCGCCGGCTTGCGGGCGGGCTTCCTTCGCTTGGCCTTGCGCTTGGCCGGCGCGGCGAGATCGTCGAAAGGATTGGGCAATATCGCGGGTTTCATAGTTCGTTCCTCATGTCCCGCCCGGACCATTCCGGGCGGTAGGGTTGTCGCGGCGGGATTGCCTGCCCGTCATCAGGGAGTCCATTCCGGGAATCCCGCCCGGTCCGGTTTGCCCCTGCATCGTCGCCCGTGCCGCACGCTACCCACTGGTAGCGCCGCACTGAGGCTTAGGCCAGACGTAGCCGCGCCCTGATATGCGCCGGGCGGACCCGGCGCACGTCGCGGCGCGCGCTAGGCGATTGCCTCAATCGCCTTGTCAAAAACGGTTAGAATATCGCGGTGTGAGCGGGCGACAACGGAATCGTCATCGAAGTCGTCCGGCAGGTGCTCACCATCATTGACGCAAACATGGCTTTTGCCGAATTCGCGGGTTGCTGCATCCCAGACGACGCTTCGTACCGAATTATAGAGAGGGTTGTTTTGCCAATCCCCGGCGGGGCTTATTTCGACGCCACAGACCTTGCCTAGCGCGCCATCGGCGCAAAAGCATTTGGCGTTCGGTTCATTGTGATAGACGGCATTTCCGTCGCGGTCGCTGGCGTGCATTCCCATGCACCAGTTAGAACGGTCTGCAATAAGAGCGCGGGCCTCGATCAACTTGGCGCGGATGATATTTTGGCTTTCGGCCTTGCTGATATTTTTGGCGCAAGCGATTGGCGTCATGCCACTCCAAAGCGGGGCGCTGTAAACTTCGAATGTCACCAGATCGCCCGTGCGCCAATTCTTCGTCTTGATACCCCACCATGTGGCGTACCTCACGCCGTCAATCGTGGTCCATTGGTTCCCGGCACCGCCAGAGGTAAAATCAACTTTCTCAACGCGGCCTTGTGGCATGTCTTTTCCTCGATTTGCCCCGGCGGTCGATTCCAGCGGGGAGGGTAGCTGCACCCTGCACTGCCGCCCCGTGACGAGACGGCAGGACGCGATGCACGCCTAGAATCGCCAATCCACCAGCAGGTAAGCCAATAAGCCCACCCCGCTTAGGACCGTGCCGACGACAAGGCAGGTCCCGACAAAGGCGGCCTCACGGATGATGGTGCGGACCATGGCGCGCGCCCTAGTGCACAGCGACGTGAAGGGACGCGCCGTTGTAGTTCAGAGCCACATTGAGCGCAGCAATGCGCGCATGTGATTCCGCTTCGGCCCTGGTGGCGAACAGGAAGCCGGACGCCTTAGAGCCATGCGGGACGCCATCGCGATAGGTGCGGATGACAGGGCGGAATCCTTTGCGCGACGTGTACGCGCCGGGGTGCAGGTCAAGGGTAGCCATGGCTTAGGTTCCTCATATGATGACCGGTCCATTCCGATCACGGGGTACGTGCCCCGCACTGCGCCCCATGTAGAGGCGCAGGACGTGGCGCGCCATCAACGGGGGCAGGTGTCAACGTTGGCGGTAAAGATCGAATTGCACATCTTGCCATAAGGATAGTTGTTCGCCAGCTCCCACGCATTCACAGCGGGGACGACATACAGCAGGCCAACGACGGGGGCCGCCAGTGTCAGCAGGACCAGGGCCGTTGTGGTGATGGCGCGCATTGGGTGCTTCCTCATATCTCGTCCGGACTATTCCGAACACGCCACAATCGCGTGGCATTCATACCCTCTCATAAGACGCAACGCCTGTCAACTATTCGCCACGCATTTTTCAATAATTATTTTTCCACATAGCTTGACACAAGTAACCATTCCATAGCAGCCGCGCAATAGGACTATGGTCAAGGTATAGTAGATCAATCCTATCAATCGACAACGCAGCATAAGCCGCAACGTGTGAATAATTTCACGCGAATGCTTGACGATGCTTGGGGTATGGGGGGTGTCGTTAACAATTTTACTTGTTGGATACTGACCGCGCGAGGCAGGCATATTCCGGCATGGGCTGTAAAAAAATTGTTGGGAGCTAAAATGCAATAACGGCGCGGCGGCGAAACTCCTTGACGGAAGAGGCTCGGCTGGCGTTGTTTATCGGGCCGGCGCGTCATCGCGAAAATCCCGGCGGAATAGTTGAGGCCAATGCCCGTCAGATCCGATCGGCCCCCGCGGTTTAAGCAATGGAAGGCACCGTCGGCGGTGCGGCCTCAATTCGCCGGGCGTGAGCCGCGGCCGGCGCCGGCGGAGCGGGGGCTGGACGATCACTGGACGCGGCTCAGCCGAAGGTTCAGGAGGGCCCGTCCATTTTGTGAATTTTGCACACAGGAAGGCGACGACGCGGTCCTCACCGACGTCGTCGACCATATTAAGCCGCGTCGGGAATTCCCGGAATTGACCTATGCCTGGGGGAATTTACAGTCGCTGTGCACCAGGCACCATGGAGGCCTTAAAGCGAGGATGGAGCAACTCGCCCGCGAGACCGGTCAACTCGAGATGTTACCGTTCTGGTGCGAGGCGATCGAGAACCGGCCGCGCGAGATATCAGCAATCCCGCCGGAACTTTGGGGCGGCAGGAATAATAGCGACCAATAATTTCAGTCATTATAATAGGTGGCTAATATAGAGTGTGGCCGGCGCGCGGGTCGAGCGCATCGCGGCCGAGACCAGCGGCGTCACCGCCGACACCGCGCCTCGCCAAGGCGATCGGCACATCGGCGCAGCTCTGGTTCAATTTGCAAACCAAATTCGATTTGGAAATAGCTGAGGCCGCGTCGGCTCCGGCGATAGCGAAGATTGCAGCGATCGAGCCAGTAAAATATGGCCAAAAAATATTAGTGTTACGCGTATGCCTCACCGATCCGGCGATATTATCTACATCGCGCGAAATTATATCAGAGATAATATGATCCAAGATGTGGTAAATAATTGCAACAGCACCACAATCGATTGACACTAAACTCGATTGCCGCAATATCTGGCCTATGGCTGGTGATTCGCTCTAAAGGTTGCGGATCGAAGGGCCCGATGATCTCGGCCTCGAATATTACCCGCCCATAATACCCGGATACTTTCGGGAAAAATCCCAACATCGCCGAAATAATTCTCCCGCCTAAGCGGGGCGCACCGTGGCGCGCGATACCCGGTCACGTCCACACCAACCGGAAACCTGACACCATGCAGATGCAAGGCACCATAAAGTGGTTTAACCCGACCAAGGGCTACGGCTTCATCACGCGCGACGACGCCCAGAAGGACGTGTTCCTTCACACCAGCGAGGTCGAGAAGGCCGGGATCACCGTGCGCGAAGGCGACAAGGTGAAGTTCGACGTCGAGGATAAGCCGAAGGGGCTGTCGGCAATCAACGTCGAGTTAGTGTAACGTGCAGCCGCAAGATTGCGCCATAGCGGACCGAGGAGAAGGTTTTCTCCGAACGAATTTCAGGGCGCCGACCAGCATCGACAAGGAAGCGATCAAGCGCCGGGCCTATCTCGATCAGAACTTCCTCGCTATTTCGCTGGACGATCCGCGGTTGAGTTGGGCCGACAAGCTGGCGCTCAAGGCAATCGCCGATTCGATCTACGGGGACGCAGGGCCTGGCCGCCATGCCTGACGCTATGGTCATCTCGATCGTCGCCCTCGTCGTAGCGCTGTCGGCGGTCGTGCTTTCCGTCATCGCGATGGTCAATACGCGGCGCACCTTGAAATCGATTGAGGACATCGCGGCCGCGACCGGTGCTGATGGGCCATCGGACCGGGCCAACGATCCGCGCTGGCAAACGCTATAGGTCGATCCGTATTTTTCCTACGGCGCAGAACAAGGTTCCTCCCGCGTTACGTAATAACTCGGGCCGGCGCGAGCCGGCCCGCTTTTCTTAGGGGCCGAGATGGCAAAAAAGCCGACCAATCCGATGGACCCAGCCTTTTTTGTTGGGCGCATTTTTGCGATGGAAGGCCTGCTGCTCACCGTTCTTGAAGCGGTTGTCGACAAGCCCGGGACGACGATTGAAAAAAAGACAGAGATGCTGGCGGTGTTCGGTCAGAACGCGGCCGCGCTGGCGCGGCAAGCGCTGGAGCCATGGAAGGATCACCTGAAATATCATGATGCGGTCAACGCGGCCCTCGAGACGGTAGAGCAGCACATCAGTTTGCTCGAAAAGAATATCGAGGCGATGGCCGGCGAAGCAGGTATTGCCGCTGGATCGCCTCCGGCCGGGAAGCAAGAAAAGAGACGCTGACGCCGGGAAGCTAACGGCTCTCTTGGAGATCGCCGATGTCGATCATGGATGCCACCGTATCTGAGGGCCCGTACAAGGGCTTCCCATTGGCCGCAGCCATCGCCATCGGCGAGGGCAAGGTGACGCCGAGGGAGGCGAAGGCCCTGCTCATCGAGCACTACGGCGATCAGAAGCGCGCGGCGATCGAGCTATGCGATGCGGCGATTGCCGAAACAAATTCGCTGCCGGATTCGATCTCGCTGGGATAATGGGAAGCCTGCCGATCAAATCCATGGGGTCTCGATATGGGCGACGTCGTCAATCTGATCGCCGGCCGCCGAGCACATGGCAAGAGCCTGCCGAAGCCAGTCGAGTGCAAGGATTGCGGCGATCCGATCGAGACCGCGCGTCTCCAACTGGTACCTCATACGAAGCAGTGCATCTCCTGCGCCAGGGCATGGGAGCGGCGGTTCGAGCGCCAAATGGAAGGCGTTCGTGAGCACCAGGCCGTGAAAGTCATCAGGTAGAAAATTCTCGTGGCGGACTCCGTCCATGTCTACGAGGCGCCGGGCGAGCAGACATCGCCGAAATGGTGCGCGGCTTTTGCGCGCGGCTGCGGTGGTGAGATTGTACGGGATTGTCGTCTTCGGCCAGGAGCCATTGCTATATACGGCAGCCCGAAACTGTGGCCGATCATAAACCGGGCGATCGCGGAGGACCGTGATTGGTATTACGGCGACAACGCCTATTTCGGTCGCGGCAAATACTATCGGGTTACGCGTGGCGCTATTCAGCACACAGGTGAAGGGCAGGCCGACCCGGCGCGGTTTCTATCGTTCAACATCCCGATAAAGGATTGGCGGAAGCGCGGGTCTCACATTCTGCTTTGTCCGCAATCCGAGGCTTTCTTCGAACTTCACGGCTTCAAGCCAGGTGAGTGGGTCGAAAAGACAACGCGCGAACTGCGCAAGCACACCGACCGCCAAATCAAAGTAAGGCTGAAGGCGGACGCCAAAATCGCGCCGATCGCGCGGGCGCTCAACGATTGCTGGGCCGTCGTTACGTTCACCTCCAATTCTGCCGTGGATGCCGTGCTCGCAGGAATTCCGGCGTTCACAACTGGGAGATGCGCCGCGTCGCGCATGACTCTTTCCGATCTCTCAAAAATAGAAAGCCCTGCTTTTCCAAAAGGTCGGCTTGAGTTTGCTGCTGTTTTAGCGGCGAACCAATGGACGATTGACGAAATGGCGAGCGGCAAGTGCTGGAAGGACCTCAGGGCAAATGAAGCTATTCGAAGCCGGCGGCTGGTATCTCCCTGACGGAGAAGAGCACCTTCTAAAGTGGATGGTGTCCATGAAGCAGCGCGTTGGTCCGCTCGACCAGCAGCGGCTCGGATACCAAGCTCACAAATACAACGCCGCGCTGGAATATGTTCGACCGGAACGCCGCGTCGCGATCGATATCGGCGCTCATGTTGGCCTCTGGTCATGGCCGATGTCGTTTGATTTCGAACGCGTGCATGCGTTCGAGCCGATGCCTGAACATCGCCAATGCTGGCGCGCGAATATGGATCAGCGCGGCAATGCAGAACTGCACGAGTGCGCGCTTGGTGAGACGACTGGGTCGGTCGTCGTGCAAACGCGGACGCCTGGGTCGTCTGGCGACACCGGGGTCAACACCGCGGCCGATGCTCAAGGCATATCCGCCGATCTTCGGATGCTCGACTCGTTCAATATTCAACACATCGATTTCATAAAGGTCGACTGCGAAGGTTATGAATTGTTCGTGCTGCGCGGCGCGATTGAAACGCTGAAGCGTGACAAGCCGTGCGTGATCGTTGAGCAGAAGCCGGAAACCGGCATGGCCGATCGCTACGGCATCGGCGTCACCGACGGCGTCGAGTTCTTGAAGAGCATGGGCGCCGTGGTGCGCAATACAATATCCGGCGATTACATCATGTCGTGGGATTGAGATTTGGGAATCGGAGATGAAATTATGGCCTCCGGCCATGCTCTTTCCGAGCACCGGCGCACAGAAAACATAATTCGCATCGTCGATAAGCACGGTGCCCCGCGCTGGTCTGAGATGTGGCGCGGCCTTTCGTGGATATTGCAGCCAGGCCAAAGCGGTTCATTCATCGACCTGAAAAACGGCTCGGGCTGCCGGCCGTACATCGCGTATCCGTTTTCCCGCGAGGGTGGACAAAAGTTCAGCAATTGGCGCGCGCGCGACCATCTCGGCGCTATCGAACTTGACGTTACTGAATTGGAGTTCGCCGAAAGAGCAGTCGGTAGTGAGCAGAGGCTTTTCCTTATCGAGCCGACGCTGAAGTCGGTCGCCAATCCGAACAAGCAATGGGGCGTCGACAAGTGGCAAGAGCTTGTTGCAATCGTAAAGCACTACGGCCTCGTTCCGCTTCAGATCGGCCCGTCTGACACGGTACCGTTGGAGGGCGCGCGCTTCATCGAGACGCCGACTTTTCGGCAGGCCGCAGCCGTCATGAGGCTTGTTCGGTGGTGTGTGCTGCCGGATGGCGGCCTGCATCATGCGAATGCGGCGCTTCGGATCAATAACGCCACGGTGCTGTTCGGTGGTGTCGGAGATCCAAACATCCTTGGTTATCCAGGGCATAGGAACATTGCGATGCCGCCGGCTTGCGGGAAGTGGATGCCGTGTCAACATTGTAGGGATATTTGGTCACAGCTTCATCCCATAGACGTCTTCCATTACACGCCGCGCAATCAATTCGTTCGATGATGTGGTTGCTCGATGAATACGCGCGAGGCCTTACATGATACGCGTTTTCATCGGCTATGATCCAAGAGAAGCGGTTGCGTTCCATGTCCTGTCTCACTCCATTCACGCGCGCGCGAGTTGCCCCGTACAAATTACCCCGTTGATGCTTTCGCAATTGAGAATGACGCGGCCGCGCGACCCTCTTCAGTCGACGGACTTTTCGTTTTCGCGTTTTCTAGTTCCGTCCCTTTGCAATTATGAGGGATGGGCAATTGTTATGGATTGCGACATGCTTGTGTTGAGCGATGTCGCCGAACTGTGGGCCCTTCGAGACCAAAACTTTTCTGTGCAGGTGGTCAAGCACAATCATGTTCCGACCGGAACGAAGAAGTTCCTTGGCAACGTTCAGACCACCTACCCGATGAAAAACTGGTCAAGCGTGATGCTGATGAATTGCGCGATGTGCCGCGCGCTCACGCCGGAATACGTCAACACCGCGACCGGGCTCGAGCTTCATCGCTTCAAATGGCTGGAGAACGAGGATCTGATCGGCGAAATCCCGCATCGCTGGAACCATCTCGTAGGCTATGATCCAAATGTTCCGCCAGAAGAAATCGCAAATCTGCACTTCACAGAAGGCGGTCCGTACTTCGAAAGGTACAAAGACTGCGCATATGCGGCGGATTGGGGTCGTGAATTCTCTCGCATGATGTACGTGGAAGCGGGACCGCCGACATGATCGCTGTCGGCCGATCCGATCGAGGCGCAGTATGGGCGGCAAAGGATCCGGCGGCAGCAGTCGCCTGAGCGACGAGGAGCGCAAGAAGCGCGGGACGTTCCGCGCCGATCGCTCCGACGCATTGCGTGACGCAGCCGCGGCGGCCACCGTTGTCACCGGGCCATGGCTCAAGACGATTCCAGAACCTGAGCTTCCGTTCGATAAAGCCGGCCTGGATAAATATCACGAACTGGCGCGCATCCTGTTCGATTCAAACAAGCTCACGTCAGTCACCCGGATGCTGGTCGAGCAGGTCGCGTTCCTGCACCAGGAGATGCAACGGCGGATGGCCGCTGGAAAATCAGTGCCGGCATCGCTATCGACGCAGATGCAAAGAGCACTTGGTCAATTGAAGATTGCCGATGACGCACCAGCGATCGCGAACCCCGGGGGGAAGACAAATAAATTCGCCTCCTGCGGATTCTCAAGTCGTGTATCTGCGGCGCGCCCACTTCGCTGACCTGCCTCCGCTCGTCTTGGATGTTCATGATGGCGTGGAGACACAGAAGCAGGAATTCACGGACTATCCGGCAATCGCAAAGCGATATGCCGAGGCGTGCGTGGCCGGAACCAACCCGGTGTGCCGTTACGTCGTGCTGGCCGCCGAGCGATATCTCCGCATGCTCAAGATGGCGGAGACCGAGTCGTGTCTTTTCTATTTTTCGCCAGCGCATGTCGTCGACTACTGCGCATTCATCGAAAAACTTCGACACTTCGAGAGCGGCAGTTGGGAATACACCCAGAGAAGCGATGATGGCACGGTCAACCAGTTCATCATCCTCGAGCCGTTCCAAATCTGGATTGAGTCTGCGATCCAAGGGTTTCGCCGGCGCCTGACAGGCGAGCGCCTCGTGACAAAGGCGCTGGAAATCTTACCCAGAAAAAATGCAAAAAGTTTAAGAGCTGTGCCGGCCGCGCTGTTCGACCTCTGCTGTTCCGGACAGCTTGCGCCAGAAATTCCAATCGCGGCATCGACCAGTAGACAGGCGGACGACACGCTCTACGGCGATCTCGTCAAGATGGTGAACAACGAGCCAGAACTCGTGGAGAGGTATCGGCTCAAAGTAACAACGGATGAAATACGTTGCGGGGAAGGCCGAATCTTCAAACTTTCATCGCAAGGCGAGAGACAAGACGGTCTCAATCCATCGCTTGCTATTTTCGAAGAAGGGCACGCCGGCGCCGCGACGGTATATCGGGTGGTCAATTCAGCCTTCGGCGCGAGGCCAAATGCGCTGCTGAGAATGATCACCACGGCCGGCTACCGGCCGGAAGGTCCAGGATACGAACTGCGGCTCGAGGCCATCATGGTGCTCGAAGGAAAGTCGGAGGACTTCACATTCTTCGCGGCGATCTATGAACTCGACGACGACGACTATCGCCACAAGGAAACGAAGGCGATCGAGTACGACAAGATATTCGGGTCGCACTTCGATCGGTTGATGGCCAAATGCAACCCGATGTATCGGGTAAGCCTCGATCCGATCAAGATGAACGCCGACAAGGAAACGGCACGGCGCCGGCCAGATCTTCGATCAGAGTTCGTACGCACCAGATTCAACGTTTGGACCGGGCAGGGCAAGGCGCTTATCGACCTTGCATCCTGGATGGCGTGCAAACGGCCAATCCAGATTGAAGATTTCTTTGGCGCAAAGTGCTGGATCGGCGTCGATCTGGCGCAAGTTCTGGATATGTGCGCGATCGTGCTGCTCTTCATGCTGCCGAACGACACGATGGCGATGTTCGCGAAGTTCTTTCTGCCGGCCGAGTCTCCAACTGCGCAGGACCCGGACCTTTCAGACCAGCTTAGAATTTGGGCCGAGGAGGGGTGGCTTACGCTGACGCCAGGTCCGCTCGCCGATCATGAGATGGTGCGCGACGAAGTCGATGCCTTTTGCGACGTATTCGATGTCCAGGTAATCGCATGCGACCCGCATCAAGCCCATAACACGGTCAAGTATCTCTGGGACGGTCAGCGCCCAGTGATGACGTACAGCAACAATGCGGCGACGATGACGCCGCCGACCGACGACATTCTTGGCCGGATCGCGGCGCAGACAATTTGGCATGACGGAAATCCGGTGATGGCCTGGATGGCCGCTAACGTCCACGGCGATCGTAGAGGCAACGGCCTGATCCTGCCTCGCAAGGAGTCGGAGAATTCCAAGCGCAAGATCGACGGCTTCGTCGCTACCTGTTTTGCGAATGGCGTGAGGATGGAACCGAACCACGCCAAGACGCCGGATGGCGACGAGAAGAAGACAATAGACCCGTTCGTGCTGCGCGGGAAGTTGCTCGGATATGAAGAGGCAAAACCGAATGGCTGACCTCGTCGATATGATGGGTGGAACTCCGTCAAGCGCGGACCACGCACGGTCGATGGAGCTGGTCACGAAAGAACATTCGGCCGATATGAATATGGTCGAGTTTGCGCAGTGGTATCAGACGACATTTGGGCACCTGACCCTAAAATCAGCGCTGCAGCAGGCCGCTTTCTTGCTGTGTTGCGACATCATCTCGCAGGATATGGGCAAGGCGCCACTGCACCTGTGTGAGATGCAGCCGAACGGCACGCCCAGGGTTCTCGCCCCGAAAGAGCATGAGGTCGCTGCGCTGCTCGCTGACGAGCCGAACCAGCGGCATACCTGGACCGAATTCGTCGAGATGATGGGGCTTTGGCACGCCGCCACCCAGAACTCGCTGGCCATTGTGAAGAGGGATCGGCTCGGCAGTCCGATCGCGCTCATCCCATTGCAGACCGGCCGGATCACCGAGCGCATCTACGGCTCGGAACTATTCTACGACATCACCGCCACGACGCAGCAGGAGATGGCGCTGCTCGGCGCCGGGATGATCACGGTCCCGGAACGCGACATGATCCATGTCCGCGGCCGCATGTTCGACGGCATGGACGGCTATTCCACTATGGAGGTCGGGCAGAAGACGCTCGACGTCGGGACCGCGATCGACAAATACCGCGAAAGGCTGTTCGACGACGACGGCCAGATTCGCGGCGTGTTCACGCGCCCGGACTCTCTGGAGGCGCTGCCGGATGTTCTTTTTGATCGTTTGAAGCAGCAGTTCCGCGCGCTGATGACGCGCTCGGCGCAGACCAACGAGCCAATCGTGCTTGAGGGCGGGGTCAAGTTTGAAAAGATTTCCGTCAACCCGCAGGAGGCCGAACTCAGCGAACAATTCGCTGCGCAGATCGTCGCGACCGGCCGGCTGTTTCGCATCCCACCGCACAAGCTCTTTCATCTCGAGGGTGTGAAGTACGAAAACCTCGAGACGATGGAGAAGGCCTACGTCGGCGACACGATGATCCCGATCTGCAAGCGGCACGAAGACCGGTACAAAAAGACGCTGCTTTCCAAGGAAGATCGGCGCCGCGGCCTGTTTTTCCTGCACGACCGCGAAGCCCTGATGGTGAAGGACACCAAGGCCGAAACCGAGCGGCTGACGAAAGCGCTCGAGCGCGGCGGCATTGAGATCGACGAATTCCGCGGCCGCCTTGGCTTCAACCCGCTGCCGAATAAGCAGGGCCAGGCCCGCCTGATCCCGGTCAACATGAATGTCGTCGACCGTGGCGGCGAGGTGATCATCGGCGGCCAGGCTGTCAAGGAAGAGCCGGCCGACAAGACCGATGAAGAGCCAGAGAAGGACGGACAGCCCGCGCTGCGGCTGGTCGCCGACAACTCATAATGGAGCGATAGCCATGCCGATGAAGACAAAGCGGGTCTCCGCCGACGAGGCGATGGCCAAGCGCAAGGACCACACGCGGGAGACCGATCGTGGCACCGCGATCGTGAAAGCATTCAAGGCCCCGCCGTCGTGGGACAAGGAGGCGCGGTCGGCTCGTTTTGTGATGTCGACGCAGCAAGCCGATCGCTACGGCGACATCGTCATGACGGACGGCGTCGATACGACCGAGTTTGAGCGCAATCCGGTCGGGCTGTTGTTTCATATGAGCCGCACCTGGCCGGTTGCGAAATGGGACAACCTGGAAAAGGTGCTCAAGGGGCGCCCCGCGCGCCTGGAGGGCGACTTCATTCTCTTGCCGGCCGACGGCCCCATCAAGGAAATCGAAGAGACGGAATGGATGCTGGCTAACGGTGGCATCAGAGCCTGTTCCATCGGCTTTGTTCCGGATTGGAACGAAGTCGAAATGATCGTCGACGACGAGGGAAATTGGCAGGGCTACCGCTTCGTCAAGAGCGAACTTGTTGAATGCTCAATTTGTGCGATTCCGGCAAATCCCGGTGCATTGGCCAAAAGCGCCGGCGGCGATATGCGGCTCGCCAAGGAGCTGATTGAGGACGTCCTCGACAACTGGTCTCGCAGCCCGGCCGGGCTCTTGATGCCGCGCAAGGATTACGAGGCGGCGTATCGCACCGTCGTCGAGGAAAAGTCACAGGTCCAGTTGCCGGTGACCGACGAGCAAAAGAACGCGGCCGATATCGCCTCGATCGAATTCGAGGTGGCAAAGCTGGCCCCGGCGCTCGCCGGCGCCACCGCCGCGGTCGAAGGCGACGTCAAGGCGCTGCTGAAGGTTGTCGATGGGAAGTGGAAGCATTTCGGCGACCTCCCTGCGACCGCGAAGGTCAACTATGTCATTGAGACCAAGGCGGCCGACGACAAGCGGACCTATGCGCTGGCGCACGAATATGCGCCCGCGCTCGAGCGTGGTGAGAAAGGCTGGCAGGCGGAAAAGCCGTCGGTCGAAGCAACCGTCGAGGCGCTGCTGTCGTCGATCGAGAAGGGCGACACCGTTATTATCGAGCGTGAGATGGCGCAGGATCTGCTTTCGCCCGAGCGGAAGGACCTGATGGTCTCGGGCTCCGAGCGAATTCAGGTTCGTAGCGCCAACGGCCGGCCGGACCAAACCCTGGCCGTTCCGGGCATTACCGAAGCCCAGATCGATGCCATCAACAAAAAGATGAGCAAACTCAATAAGGCCGAAGAGCCGGAAAAGCCCGAAAAGTCGGCCGAAGAGAATGCCCCCAAGATTGACCACGAGCCCGTTGCGATGGGCGTCCTTCGGTCCGTGGCCGAGATGATTTCGAAGGCGCTCGGCACGGCCGCAACGAAATCCGACCGCGTCGAGCCGACGTTCAATGAGCCGGCGCCGCCCAGCGCCGAAGCCATCGCGGCGGCGAAAGCCGCGACCGGCGCTGCGCTCGCCCGCATGAAGGCGAACGGCGTCATCACCTGAGAATTTCGGGCGACGTCGCCCGTTACCGATCCCGACCGGGCTAACCGAGGGAATGAAGGCGCCGAGAAGGCGCCTTTTTTATTGGTGCCACAGGAGACCCCCATGAAGCACCTGGAGAAACTGCGCGCCCGGTTGAAAGAAATTGCCGAGGCGCTCAAGGCCCTGAACGACGCCGAAACGTTGTCCGCCGAGCAGATCAAGTCGGCTGGCGACCTTACGACCGAAGCCGAGAAGATCGAGGCCGAGATCAAAACCCTCGAAAATGCAGAGACCGCGCGCGCCCGTCTCGCCACCGGCGCGCAGGAACGCGTCGAGCCGGCGAGCCAAGGCGCTCCGGCCGAACCGAAGAAGACGCTCGTGCCGGCCGAAAAGATCGGCCTGGTGGCGTGCGCCATGCTTCGCGCCTATAGCGAAGAGGGCGTGCGCGGTGCCAAGCCGACCTTCCGCGCTCTCGAGGCCATGGGCTTTGCCGAAGTGGCGCGTGAGTTCGAAGCGGCTCAGTTCAACGGCTCGAAGCAGCGCACGTTGAATTCGGCCAATGCCACGGCCGGCGGCGTGTTGCTGCCGGAGGCGATGTCGACCGACATGCTCGACATCCTCCGCCCGAACACGACCTTCCTGCAGGGCAATCCGATCATCCTGCCGATGCAGAACGGCACCTACAAGCAGCCGGCGGCTGCGGCGGGCTCGACCGCGGCGTATCGCGGCGAGACCAAGGCGGCGGCCGTTTCCCAGCCGAGCTTCAAATCGATCAATATGTCGGCCAAGTTGCTGGCCGGCATCGTCCCGGTTTCGAACCAGCTTCTGCGCTGGAACGTCACCGGACTGCGTGGCTGGGTCGAGCGTGACCTCAGCGCGGCGATGGGCACCACGATGGATTCCGCGCTGTTCCGCGGCGCCGGCGGGGTTGATTCGCCGCTCGGCATCACCAACATCGTCGGCGTCTATCGCGTTGCGGCGACGAACTCGACGACGCCCACCGTGGCGCAGGTCGAGGCCGACGCGGCGAAGCTCGAACTGCGGATGGAGAACGCTAACCTCCCGCCGCTCGGCATCGAATGGCGCATGTCCCCGCGCGTGTTCAAGTACCTGCAGAACATGCGCGACGGCAACGGCAACCGGATCTACCCGGAATTGTCGATGGCCACCCCGACCTGGCGCATGCGGACGGTTCGCGTCACCACCCAGATCCCGAGCAACCTGGGCGGCGGCACCGACGAATCCGAGCTCTATCTCATCGCCTTCGGCCACGTGATGTTCGGCGACTCGATGGCGATCCAACTGGCGATTTCGGACACCGCGACCGTGGTGAACGGCAGCCAGACGATCAACGCCTTCCAGGATGGCGTGACGCTGATCAAGGCCGAGGCCGAGCACGACGTCGATATCCGCTACCTCGAAGCCGTCTCCGTCCTGACGGCCGTGCGCTGGGGCGCGTAACCCTGAATAATACCGGGGCGCCTGCCGGCGTCCCGGTCCACCAAACCAAACGCAGGCGGATGCCATGAAAGTTGTCACGAAAACCGGCTTTGTGCCGGTCAAACTCAAGCGTGCGTCGCTTCCTTATCAGGCCGGCGAGATCATCGGTCTCACCCCCGACAAGGCGCGCAAGGCCGTCGCCGACGGCGATGCCGATTTCGCCGACATCCCGGCTGGTGTCGAAACCCATAACGTTGCCGATCTCGGCGCCACCGTCTCCAAGCCGGCGGCGAAAATCGACGATGAAACCGCCGACATCCCGGACGGATGGAAGGATTTGCACCCACTCAAGCGGGTGAATCTCGCGAAGAGGCTCAATCCCGACTTTGCCCCGAAGGATGGTCAGACGCCCACCGAAGCGGCGGATGAATTCCTCGAGGCGGAACTGAAACGTCGCGCGGAAGCCGCGGCGCAGACGGCCGGTGACGGGGCGCAGCCCCAGACCGGAAGCGCCGACGGCAACGCCGGCCAGTAATCGTCCGCCATTCCCCAACCCCTTGCTGAAGGAGAACTCCGATGCGGAGTGAATTGCTCAATGGCGGCGCCTACTGCCGCTCGGCCTTCGTGGCCATCAACAAGACCGCGACCGCCGCGGGTAGCGGCGACAATACGGAAGTCGACGGTGCCGTGATCGATCGGAAACACCCGACCGAAGGCGGCCTGGCCATGTCGGCCAAGCTCATGCTTCCGTTCACGACCACGCTCGGCGGTGCCGAAACGCTCAAGTTCGCCGTTCAGGTTCAGAGCGGCGCGTTGGCGGACGGCAGCGATATGGCCGACTACGGCACCGGTATCGCCACCACCACCGTCGCCACCGGCGACTCCGGCGGTTCGACCGAGACCGGCGTCGCCGAGGTCGATATCGACCTGTCCGGTGCTGGCCGCTACGTCCGCGTCCAGCCGACGCCGAACCTGTCGGCGTCCGGTACCGACACCGCCGAATGGGCCGCCATCATGGCGCTGTTCGGCGACAGCCGGCAGCCCTCGTCGCTGAAGATCGGGAATGTCGGCAGCCCGATCTAATGCGGTACCGAGCTGAGCCGATTTGGAAAGACGCTGCCGTCTGCATAGTTGCAGGCGGCAGCTCTTTTTCCGCGGCTCAGGCCCGTCTTATCGGAATGGCGCGGGCCCGGGATCTTATCCGGGTCATCGCCATCAACGATGCCGTCTATCCGTGCTGGTTCGCCGATCTATGTTACGCGTGCGACGCCCGATGGTGGCGGCTGCACCGTGGGCTCCCCGGGTTCCGCGGCCTCAAGATCGGTCTCGACGAAACAGAATTCCCCGACGTGCTCACCATGGTCAATAGCGGGGTCGCTGGCTTCGATCCAGATCCTGGCTCGCTCCGCTCCGGCGGGAATAGCGGCTATCAAGCGGTTCACCTCACCGCCCACTTCGGCGCGGCGCGCGATATCCTAGTTGGGTTCGATTTTCACGGCAGCCACTGGTTCGGCGAGCACCCACCCGAAATTCAGAATTCCGGACCGCCCTACAGCCCGCCGAGTTTTCCCGATCGCCGCGATCGTTTTGCCGAGATCAAGCCGGAACTGGCGGCGCGCGGCCTGACCGTGGTCAACGCGACGCCGGGTTCCGAACTTGGTCCTGGCATCTTTCCGATGGTCGACCTGGCCGCAGAACTCGATGCGTTGGAGGCCAAAAATGCAAAATAACGATAAGCCGAAAAACACGGAACAGCCGACCCAAGCGGTATGGCCAAAGGACAAGCCGGAAAAGGCGCGCGACATGCAGCCGGCCAAGAAGTCCGGATACGACACGCGCGACATGCAGCCTGGCCGCAATCCAGGCTATGAGACGCGCTGATGCTGGATATTGTCGAGGTCACGGCGCCCACCGCAACCGGGCTTGACATCGTCTCGGTCGCCGACCTCAAGACGCACTTGCGGATCACCAATTCGTCGATGGATACCGAGATCGGCGACGCGATCAAGGAAGCGGCCGACGGCCTGCACGGCCTGACCGGCATCCTCAATCGCACCGTTTTCCCATGCCGGTGGGTCAGATATCTCCGCGCATTTCCGACTAGCGGGATCATCCGGCTCCCGTTCCCGCCGCTCAAAGAGGTCATCTCGATCGCCTACGAAGACGGTACCGGGTCAAGTCCGGCGCCGGTCGTCGATCCCACCACCTACATCGTTCGGCTCGGTGCGCCGATCGGCGAGATCGAGTTGAAGTCGGGCGAGTCATGGCCGTCGGCCGATACCCATCCGCGGGCCGTCGCCGTCACCTTTGACGCCGGCTACGACACGTACCCGCCGAACCTCAAGCGGTTGCTGAAAATCCTTGCCTCCGACTACATCGAGAACAAGGAAGCGAGCATCAACGACCGCGTCGCGGCGATGACAAACCGAAAGACGAGCTACGGCGTCGACTATCTGTTGCCGCTCTTGCGGATTCCCGTGTCTTACGACGGATGGGAGTAGAGCGATGCGCAACGGGGTGCGCCGCAACAAGATCGAGATTCAGCATAAGGTCGAGACCGGAGTCGACGATCTTCAACAGAAGATTTACGCATGGCAGGCCTTTGTCTCGCCGTTCGTCGAGATCGTCGCCAAGGCCGGCCAGGAACACTTCGACCAGCAAACGAAACAGCTATTTTCTCAGATCAAGTATCGGTTTCGCTGCAATTTTCTCGACGTCGATGGCGTCGATACGACAATGCGCATCACTTTTGAGAGCAAGACCTACGATATCCGGGCCATCCTTCCAGACCTTCAACGGCGCGAAGACTGCGTGATCGAAGCGACGCTGCAGGACGCGTGATGGCAGTAATCCGAGGCCAGGCAAAGCTCAACCGCACGCTCGCGGCTATCGGCAAATCGCCGGGAAGGTTTCTCGATCAGGCCTGTATTGCAGGCCTTACGCCGATGAAGGATGAGACGGTAAAAAACGCGATGCGTTTGCGAACGCCGGGCTCTCCGAAGGGCGGGCATCTCGATCAGGGCGTGGTGATTGCCAAGCGGAAATCGACAGGAACATACTTTCGGGTGTTCTGGCTTTCCTTCAAACTCCGTGCGCGCAAAATCGCTCACTTGGTCGAATTTGGAACGGCGCCGCACTGGCAGCCGCGGTGGCGCGGCGGATGGATGCACCCCGGGGCGCGACCGAAACCGTTCATCCGGCCGGCCTATGACGCGAAGGCCGGCGATGCCGTACGCATCATCAGCCGGGAGATTTGGAGCGGCATCGTCGGGACGATCCGCGGGGTCAAACAATGAGCGCGCTCGCGATCGCCGTCACCAGGATATCGGCGATAGCGCCGATCACGTCGATCATTGGAGCAGGCGCGGTCCATGCGATGCAGGCGCCGCAAGAGGCGCCGATTCCGTATCTCGTTCTTCATCTGATCGACGAACCGGATGAACAGATGCTCGCCGGCCGGGGTGGCTATTACGATTCGCGCATCCAGATCGACTGCATCGGAAGAACGGCGTCCGAGGCGAACAAGCTTGGCGAACTGCTGAAGGTCAACTTCCCTTGCGTGAAACAGACCGTGGCGATCAATAACGAGTCGCCGCCGGACGTCGCAACCGACGTCGACATCTCGAAGGAAAGCTCTGACTTCAGCGATTCCGCGGACGATCGGAGCTCGTTTCGTCGGGCGTGCGACTACAAAATTCGCTGGAGATGACCAGCGCAGTTTGAGCGAGCGAGGCCCCGCAAGGGGCTTTTTTGATTTCTGGGCGCCCGCACCCAAAGCGGGCTTCGCGAGGACGGCCGATGCCGTCATCCCAAATATTATCAGGAGACGACAATGACCGAATCCACGGGTAAAACCGGCCGCGGTATCACGTTCGAAATGGGCGATGGCGCGTCGCCGGAAGTGTTCACGGCCGTCGCGAACGTGCGCAGCATCGCCTTCAGCGGCCGCGATGCGGAAGAAATCGATTTTACCCATCTCGCCTCGACCGGCGGCTTCCGCGAGTTGCGTGCCGGCTTCAAGGATCCGGGCTCGATCGCGCTCGAAACGCACTTCGACCCGACCAACGCCACCCACACGAACATGCTCACCAAGTTCTTGAGCGGCGCGCAATTCAATTGGCGCATCAATTACGGCGGCGCCGGTTGGGCGAAGTACGAGAACGGCGCCGGCTTCATCAAAAATCCGGGCGACGTCAATATCAACCCGAACGATCCGGTCGGCGGCACCGCGACGGTTCGTTGCACCGGCGGCACCACGTTCTCCGAAATCCCGTAAGCAGGTGATTAATGAGCAATACCGATACCCAGGATCGCAAGCCGATCCGCGAAGTGATCGTTCCGGTGGCGGGAGTCCCGCTTCATATCATCTTCCGCCACCGCGACTGCCACACGCTCAAGACACGGCTGGGGGAAAAGTGGTTCCTCGACGCCGCGGACCGCCTCAACTCGTTCGACATGGAGTGGATGGAAATCTATCTCCAGGCCGGCGGGAAGGACGCGGCCGGCAAGACCAGGCCGATCAAACTGGAGGAGTGCGGTGAGCTTTCCGTCGCAAAACTCGCCGAACTGATCCTGCACGCGCTTTATCTGTCCGTGCATGAGAAGGACTTCATCGAGTACCAGATTTGGGCGATGGAGGCGCTCTCCAGGGCGCAAAACCCTCCGAACGACCCGGAGAACTCCTCGACGAACTCGAGCGAGCTGCTTTCCGGGTCGGACTCCGACCGACCGAGCTCGACGAACTCACCCCAGGAAGGGCCTTCCGATACATCCAAGAGCGCCGCAAAGGCGTGATCCAGGAGGCCTGGTACATCGCCCTATTCCAGCGCCTGAAGGAATTTCCGAAGGACGCGTTCGAGCTTTTCGGCGAGACCGCCGAGATGACGGACGAGGGGCTCGTCGCTCTCGCGAAGGCCAGAGAATTGGCAAAGAAAAGCCTATAGCGAGGCGCAATGGCCGTTCCGATTGGCTCACTATTCGTCTCGTTGACGGCAGACGTTCAGCCGTTCGCGCAGGCGATGACGCGCGCGCAGTCGGTGACGGGCGGCGTTACGCGCAACATCGCGCGCAACGCCGGCGTTGGTGAAAAGGCGGTCGATCGGTTTTGGCAAAGTTCGGCCGCCCGGAACTTCCGTCCCTACAGTCTGATTGCGGTCAGCCGCGCGTTCGAGGGCGCGGCCGATCGCGCCAGTCTGTTGCGTGGCTCGTTGCTGGCGACGACCGGCGTGTTCACCGGATTTATCGGCGCGCTGTCGACCAATCTCATCATCCGATACGCCGACACCTACACCAATCTGTCGAACCAGATCAGGGTCGTTTCGTCCAACGCGGCTGACTTGGCGGCGCGGCTTGAGGCCGTTCAGACCGTGGCCCAGCGCAGCCGCGCCGGCCTGGAATCGACCGCCATTCTCTATTCGCGCATTCAGAAGGCCTCGCCGGACCGAGGAGCGGAGGAGGTTCTTCGATACGTCGAAACGATCCAGAAGGCGCTGCAACTCGGTGGCGCCACCATTCAGGAATCGCGATCGGCCGCGATCCAGTTTTCGCAGGCCATTGCTTCGAACAGGCTCGGCGGTGAAGAACTCCGGGCGGTGCTGGAAACCCCGCTCGGTCTTGAATTGGCCAGGGGCATCGGCGTAACGCTCGGCGAGTTCCGCAAGATGGGGCTCGAGGGCAAGCTCACCGCGGACGTCGTCCTCGGCGCGCTGAGCAAGGTTGCGGGCAGCATCGACCAGCAGTTTTCCAGGTCGATCATGACCGTCGATCAGGCACTGACCCAGGTCGACAACCAACTCACCGCGTTTTTCGGGAACGTCAACCAAACCTACGGCGCCACCAGACTGTTGGCGACCGGCATTCTCTCGATCGGGAATAATCTCGATACGCTACTTCCGCTGATCGCGCAGGTCGGTGGCGGCCTTGCCGCGGCATTCATCGGTAAGAAACTGGCCGGCGCCGGCACCGGAATAGTCAGGGCGATCAAGGCCGACGCCGTTGAGGCGCGCGAGCGCGTGGTCAGCCTGAAGGATCAAATCAGGGTTCTTTCGACCGCTTCCGCCGACTCCGCGGCTAAAAGTGCAACGTTTGCCAAGGCGCTGCGCAGCGGGGATGTCGCTGAATTTGCGGATCAGTCGGCGGTCAAGGCGGTCCAGCGCGCCGATCAGCAGATCAATAAGGCTAGGGAAGCGGCGCAAAAGGCCTTTAATGAATTGCGGGCCGGGCAGCGCGAATTGGCGAGCATCGGGCCCAACGTTTCGGCGCGTGCAATCAAATTCGCTGACGACCTCGCCGGGGCCGAGGACCGGGTCAACACGGGACTTACTCGCCAGGCCAAATTAGTTCGTGACTTGGCCGCGGCCCGCAACCATGAAACGGCGTCGCTTGGTCTTCAGACGACGACAGGCCGCCTGCAGTCAACGGGAGAAGCGACAAAGGCCCGGATATCGATTGAGCGGGAACTCGCGAATGCGGAAAAGGGTATCGCGCGCGACCGCGAAGTGATTGTTCGCCGGCAAGTCGATATCGACAATCTGCAGGCTACCGCCGAAAAGGCGGCTGTCGACAAGCGATTGGAGCAGGCCAGGCGGGTCAATACGCTACGGTCTACCTATCAGCAGTCCCGTCTCAATGTTGGGTTGGCCGGCCTTGACGCACGGTCGGCGCAAGAGGCCGTGACAGATAGCGGCACCCGAAACGCTCGCACGGCGCTGACCGGGCAGGTCGCGGACGTATCCAAGCTGAACGCCGCGATCAAACCGTTGACCACCAATCTTCTCGCGGCGGAAAGCGCGGCCACGCAGTTTGGCCGGGCCAAGGCGTTTGTGAATAGACAATCTCTGGCCCTGCTCGGCACGCTTGGCGGCCCGTGGGGAGTGGCGATTACCGGGGCCATCGTTCTAATGGGCGCGCTGGCCGCGAAGTCGGCGCGTGCCGCGCAGGAAATTGCGTCCGCTCAGAAGACGATCGAGCAGCGCCTGCAGAAGATCAATGCGGCTGGAGGAAAGGAACAGGCCGGGGCCGGCGACTCCCTGCTCGATGCCAGGGTCAAAAAGACCAAAAGCGATATTGAAAGCATCGAAAAGGAATATGACCGCGTATTAAAGATCATTTCCGATGCGCGCGTGATTCAACGTGCCGGCACCAGTGGGTCAGATCGGCAAATCGTTGCCGCGCAGAACGAGGTCATCGAACTCGTCAGGCAATATGCCCAGGGTTCGATTACCGTCGATGATTTTAATGAGCGGCTTAGTAAAATACAGACGGCAAAGCCATATATCAACTCGCTCGCTGAAGCCGCGCGAGAGAATGCCGGCGCCTTGCGTGGCGCCGCCGTCGCGGCGAAAGATTACCGGGCCGAACTCGATCTATTGGCGTCAGGAAAACTCACCGCGGCTCAGCGGGAGGGCTTGAGCAAGCTCAGTGGCGACGGCGGCGAGAGATTCCGCAGCACATATGATGCAAGCGAAAGCGATAAATTCAAAGAAGCAAAATCCCCGCTTTTGGCACGGCGCGAAATCATCGACGTGCAGGATCTGCTGCGTCTGCGCGATCAGGCATACGAGGTCGAGAAGCGCTATCAGGACTTGAAGAAGCAATACCCGTTGCTCGCCGACGAAGAGGTGCGCGCCAACGCCGCGATTATTGTCGGGCTCGATAAGGCCAAGAAAAACTACGAGGAGGCCGAAAAAGCCGCCAATAGTCTTGCGATGGAGTTGGCGAAGGAGGAGACGGAATCGGCGTCAAAGAAATTTACGTCTGATAGCGACATTTTGCAGAGCTATGATATCGAGGCCTCCGGCATCCGCGCCAGGATGGAGGCCAGGGAGGTAGAGCACACCGCATTGGTAAAATACCTCCAGGCGCAAAAGAATGGCACCAACCTCACTTATGAAGTCATCCTTCAGCGCGAGAAAGAGCAGGCAACACTTCGCCAGGTCGCAAGCGCCTATGACGAGATCGAAAGCGCTGCCGCCGCGGCTGCACTCGAGGAAGAGCGCGCCGCCGGCGCGGCCGCGACCGCGTTTGGTGACTTTTACAGCAACATCCATAATAGGATTCAGCAAAAACTGCTCAAGGCGCAGGGCAAGGACATCGAGGCGCGGGCGCAGGAGATTTACTTCGAGGGACTCAAGCAGAATATTCCAATCAGCTATGACGTCGCCAGATCTCTCGCAATTCAAGAGGATCGGGCAGACAAACTCGCGCGCGCACATGAGCGCGGCCGGCGCGCGGCGGAAGCATTTGCCGAGCGTCTCGCTCGCCTGAAAGAGACTGCGCAAGGCGCCTTTCTCGGCGATATAGATCGCGCCGTGCTCGAGCACGGCCGGGCAATGAAGGCATCGGCCGATGATCTGGCGGCCTATGTCGCCGCCGCCAAGTCAGGAAACTTCTCCGGCGTCAGTTCGAAGCTGATCGAGTTGCGCGATATCGAACTGTTGGTGAAGGCCGGCGGCGAATACCGCAATATCGTTCAGCAATATGGAACGTGGGAACAGATCGTACCGCTGGTCGCGGAAAAGCAGCAGCAACTGAATTTAGCCGTTCAAAACGGCTCGATCACCGCGGGCCAAGCCAAGTTGGCCTATGCCGACTTCCTCGCGTCGTTCCAAAACTACAAGTGGATCGACACCACGTCTGACGCGATCGGTAATTTTGCCGATGAAGCGATCGCCGATTTCGACAATGTCGGGGTTGCGGCACAGAATCTCGCAAAGACGCTGGCAAAAATCGCATATCAGGAGGCGTTCACCAATCCACTGCGCAATATCGTCAAGGGGTTTTTGGGCCAGGCCGGCGGCGGAGATTTGTTTTCAGGACTGTCGGGGTTGTTTGGTGGCGGCGGCGGTGGTGGTGGACTTGGCCTTAGCCTAACCACAACGGGCGGTCTGTATCACAGCGGTGGACGCGTCGGTGACGCGGCACCGATGCGAACCGTTTCAAGTTTCGCCGGCGCGCCGCGTCTTCATTCAGGCCTGACCAGCAAAGAATACAAAGCCATCCTCGAGCGCGGCGAGCACGTTCTGACGGAAAAGATGGCGGACCGCACAGGCAACGTCATCTCCGGGCTTTCGGAACGCGTCGGGCGAGGCGCCGTCCAGATCATGGCGCCGGTCCAGATCAATCTGCCTAGCGGAGCGAACAAGACCGATATCGCGCAGGCGCAACTGGTCGGGAATGAAGCGGCAAAGGCGATGAAGAATATCGCCATGCAGGTGTTCTATGACGAGTCAAGACCTGGCGGGATGTTTAACAAGTGACCGATACGTTCACACCAGCGGTAGCGCCATCCATCGGCGGCAGCGTGGACGTGAACGCGCGAACGAACGAAGCGCCATTCGGTGATGGATATGTCCAAGCGCAACCTGACGGATTAAACTCGATCGGTCAGGCATGGTCACTTCGTTGGAACAACACGCTCACCAAGGCCCAACTCGGCACGATCTTGACATTCTTCACGACCAAGGCCGGCGCGACGCCATTCCTCTACACGCTTCCCTATGAAGACACCCCGAGGAAGTGGCGGTGCAAGAAGTGGACGCCGATGATGGACGTGGCGCCGCTCTATTACGGTCTTACCGCTGAGTTTACCGAGGACTTCGGGTTATGACCTTTCCGACAGAAGAGGTCCAAAAGCTCAGCCTCGACCCCGATGTCGTTTTATTTGAGATCGATGCGACAAATATCGGCGGCGAGATCTATCGTTTGGCGCCGGCGCCGTTGATCGCAGACTTGAGCGACCCGGTTCCGCAGGCTGTTACCTGGGGCGGAAATATCTATTCCCCTATCCGGATGGAGTCGACCGGATGGCAGATGACCGGGAAGGGAACGCTACCGTCACCAAATCTAAAGGTGGCCAACATCCAATTGCAGTTTTCAGCTTTGGCGATAGCGTTCAGGGACCTTCTTGGGTGCCAGGTCACGCGACGCCGGACGTTCCGCCGCTATCTCGACGGTCAGCCGGATGCCGATCCTGATATTGAGTTTGACCCCGACATTTTTCAGATCGAACAGAAGATCGCGCAAAACAAGGTCTACGTCGAATGGCGGCTCGGTCCAGCCATCGATGTGGAGGGTAGGTTGCTTCCTGGACGGCAGATCACGCAAGGTTTTTGTCCGCTTCGCTATCGGTTTTGGGACGCCGACGCAGTAGCGTTCGATTATTCCCAGGCAACCTGCCCATTCACCGGCGACACCAACGACGACAAGATGTTCGATAATGAAGGCGTCGAGGTGTTCGACCCCGCGCTCGATCGATGCGCAAAGCGCGTCAATATCGGATGCAAAAAACGGTTTCCAAGCCAGCCATTGCCGTTCGGCGGGTTCCCCGGCGTCAACAGGGTGAGGCTGTAATGTTCGGTCCAGAGGTCGATGCAGCCATCAAGTCTCACGCCATCGCGGAATATCCAAAAGAGTCATGCGGTCTTGTTATCGGCGGCGCGTATCGTCCTATTCAAAACATCTCCGGAAGACCGACGGAGAAATTTAGAATGCCGGACGACGCGTGGCCGCTCGACGAGAATCTACAAGCTGTAATCCACAGCCATACGCGCCCGATCGACCCGACAATTCGTTTCGACGATCCGCGCTGTCCATCGGCCGACGACATCAGGTCGCAGATGGAAACGACAGGGTCCGGAATTCCGTGGGGGATAGCCTGGGCGCGCAAGGAAAGAGCCGCGGATATCGTATGGTTCGGAGATCACATCCTCGACGAACCGCTGAGCGACGAAAGCGGAAAGCATATCGGACGCGAATTTATTCACGGCGTTCGTGACTGCTTCACAATAGCCAGGAAGTATTACTGGCAGGTCGAGAATACTAAAATCAAAGACGCGCCGCGCGACGCAGAGTGGTGGCATGACGCCGGCAAAGATCTTTATGTCGACGGGTTTGAAAGCGCTGGGTTCAAAGTGATCGGCCGCGGGCCGACAGTTCCGAGCGTCATTCGTCCTGGCGATGGCGTGCTCATGAGCGTCATGTCAAAGGTGCCGAACCACGCCGGCATTCTCCTGCCGAATGAGATGATGCTCCATCATTTGATGGGCCGGATATCCGGCCGTGTGCCGGTCAATCGATGGCTGAACCAAGTAACCCACTGGCTCCGTTATGAGGGCTAGATGCTCAGAAACATCATTATTCATGGCGCGCTCGGCGAGCGTTTCGGGTGCAACTTTGCGCTCGACGTGGAAAAACCGACCGAGGCGCTACGCGCGCTCATCCTGCAAATCCCAGGATTCAGGGCGGCGTTTTCCGAGGGCTTCTATCGGATTATCCGTGGTCCCGAGGCGCGCGGTCATGACCTAGATTTGCCGGAACTCGATCTGCGGCTCGGCCGCGCTACCGAACTGCATGTCGTTCCGGTGATTGGCGGCTCCGGGCGCGGTCTTGGAAAGGTTCTTGCCGGACTGGCGATTGTCGCTGTTGCGATCGCCGCGCCATATGCCCTTGGACTCGCCGGCGGCCTTTCGGCTTCGGCAATCGGCGGCGCTACTTTGTTTGGCCAGACGATCACGTTTGGCAACTTCGCCGCGCTCGGCCTTGGACTGGTCGCCACCGGTGTTGCGCAAATGCTGTCACCAAGTCCTGCTCTGCGTGGAGGCAGCGCTTCGGTCGACCGAAGGGAATCGTTTCTCTTTGGGGGCATTGAAAATACATCGGAACAGGGGCGCCCGGTTCCACTGGCTTTTGGAGAATGCCTTATCGGCTCAGTTACCGTCGCCGCCGGCCTCGATGTTGAGCAAATTTGATGCGATTGAATGCGCCTCAAACCGAAGTATTTCATCGGATCATTTCTGGATCCAAGGGTGGAGGAGGCAAGAGCGGCGGAAGCAGCGCACATACGCCGGTCGAGGCGCCAAATACGCTTCGCTCGCGCGCGATTGCCAGGCTTATCGATGTTGTCGGTGAGGGCGAGGTCGAAGGCCTTATCGATGGATTAAAGAGCGTTTACCTCGATGATACGCCTCTTCAGAACGAAGATGGGTCTTTCAACTTCACCAATGTCAGCGTCGAGTTCAGGGCCGGCACGCCCGATCAAGAACCGCTCGGCGGGTTTGTGGCGGTCGAGGCCGAGCAGGCGGTCGGAGTTGAGATAACGAACGCATCCGCTGTTGTTCGTGCCGTCAATGATCTGACAGCGACATCCGTGCGTGTGAAAATTAGACTGAATGCACTATTGGAGGCAGATCAGTCTACCGGCGACATCAATCCGACGTCGGTCCAAGTTGCGATTGACGTCCAGGCATCAGGTGGCGATTTTGTCACCGCGATTAACGATACCATTTCCGGGAAGACGTCGAGCCAATATCAGCGGGCCTATCGGGTCAGTCTTACCGGAAGCGGTCCGTGGAACATTCGCACTCGTCGACTGACCCCGGACAATGCATCGTCGACACTCCAGAACCAGACGTTCTTCGATTCATTTACGATCATCGAGGACTATCAGCTCAGATACAACGACACCGCGTTATTCGGGATCACCGCCGACGCCGAATCGTTCGGCGGCCGCATTCCGAGCAGAAAATATCTTGGCCGGTGGCTCAAGATCAAAGTGCCGTCGAACTACGATCCCCTGACGCGAGAATACACGGGGATATGGGATGGGACGTTCAAGGTTGCATGGACCGATAATCCGGCGTGGGTTTTCTACGCTTGCGTCGACAACACCCGATGGGGCGTTGGCGAATTCATCCCCGCCGCGCTGAGAGACAAATGGACCCTATATACGATCGCAAAGTATTGCGACGAGCTTGTGCCGGACGGATTCGGCGGTCAGGAGCCGAGGTACACGTTCAACGGAGTCATTGCTGACGCGGAAGAGGCGATCAAGGTTCTCACCATGATCGCGTCCGTCTTTCGCGGACTTGTGTTTTGGGGGCCCAGCGGCGTCACGGCAATCGCCGATATGCCGGGCGATGCCGCCAAGCTCGTCGTTCCGGGAAACGTCATCGGCGGAATCATCGATTGGTCCGGCGCCAGCCTGAAAGCGCGCCACACCGCATGTTATGTTACATGGTACGATCCGGATAATCTTTACCAAAGGAACATCGAGGTTGTCGAAGGCGATCCGGACGATATCCGCCGCTTCGGATGGCGCGTCCTGGAGATCGTCGCATATGGCTGCACCGTCCGAGGCCAAGCGCATCGGACAGGCCGATGGGCGATCGAGAGTGAGAAAAGCGAATCCGAGGCCTGTAAGTGGAAGGCCGCGTGGGATCATGCGCAGGTCTACCCCGGTCAAATTGTTGAGGTAAACGATCCGGCATATTCCGGTCTTGAGTTTGGTGGACGCATCGTTGGGCTTGTCACCAATGGTTTAGGAGATGTTATCGGTGTCGAGGTCGACAGGCCAATTGAGATCGAGAGCGGAAAGACATACTCGCTCAAGGTTGCCCTTATCGACGGTTCGATCTCCGAACGGCCGATAACCACCGGCGCCATTACTACGAGTATTCTGAATTTTGACATTCCGTTCAATCCGGTGCCGATCATCGGCGCGGTCTGGTCGCTGACTTCGTCATCCATTTCTCCGCGCGCGGTGCGAGTGCTTGCGCGCGTTGAGGAGGATGGTGGACTCTTCGAGTTCACCGGCGTCCTGCACGATCCGACCAAGTTTGCTCGCATCGAACAAAACCTAACGCTGGAGCAGGCCAGTTTTACAGCGCTGCCGACCGGTCCATTGGCGGCGCCGACCAATATCGTAGTTCAAGAAAACCTGACGCTCGTTGGTGGCGGGCTGGTCCGCAACAAGATCACTGTATCTTGGACGCCGACCAACAATGGTCGCGTTACCGGTTATGAGGTTCAGACAAAGCCGCCGGGAGAGAACTGGCAACACGCCGGCACGACGTCGTCTGTTTCAATCGACATCCTCGACCTTACGATAGGCGTTTGGGGTTTTCGAGTTCGTGCATTCGATGCGATAGGCCGCGTGTCGCCATGGTTGACGACGGAGACCAAGGAACTCGACGGGCTTCTGCTGCCGCCGGACGATATTACGAATCTTCGCACGACCTTTGTCTCCAATAACCTGGCGCTCAGTTGGGACGAGATCAGCGATTATCGCCCGCATAAATATGAGATCAGGCAAGGAACCACATTCGAAAGCGCTCTGCGGCTTTATGACGTCGCTCACCCGCCGTTTCTCGTCTTCGGTGAGGGCAAGTATTGGGTTGCAGCATATATTGGTCCGGATGCAGGGCCGCGCATATATGCGGATAGCCCGAGCAATATTGACATCTCGAACCCGCTTTTGACGCGCAATGTAATTGTTATGCATGATGAATCGGGAGAGGGCTGGAGTGGAACGTTTACAGGCTGGGCAGGAAGGGACTCGGCCAACATCAGGACTGGCGGTCAAGCCGACCTGCTGTCCGAGGACGATTTTCTCAGTGTTGTGGATGTTCTGAATGCCGGCGGCCAAGGAAACGGCGCATACTATTCTCCGCACATCGTAGATATCGGACGCGCGGCCCCATGCCTCGTTGGGGTAACGTGGAATGGCACTGGCGTGCCAACCGGTCAGGACATACTAACGATTCAGGATTTTCTTGCGACTCCTGATGTGCTCGGTGGCCTATCGACGCAGTTTGTCGACGTCTATCCAATTATCAGGGTGTCGCAGACCGGCGCCGGTGACGTGTTCGGTTCAGGCGATGTATTTGGTGAGCCGGACGTTTTCTATTCCGCCGCCGATTGGGGCGCATGGACGAAGTTTGCTCCGGGTGAGTACACTGGGCAGCTTTTTCAAATGGGCATGGAGCTTCGGACGACGAACGATCAAGTCATTGCCTATGGCCTGGCAATGAACTGGTTCATCGATCCGCCGGACCGGCGAGATGAAGTCACCAACATCACCGTGCCGGCGGTAGGATTTCCGATTACGTTCACGCCGAAGAACGACATCAATCCCGCGCCATTTAACGGCGGACCAAATGATGAAGCACTGCCTCACGTACAGGCGACAATTGTGGATGCACAGTCTGGAGATGAGGTTGTGATCAAAGATCTTAGTAAGGCAGGCTGCACCGCCTTCGTGAGAAATTCTGGAATCTTCATTGAGCGGGCTGGGGTCAATCTTTCCATCGCCGGATACTAGGGAGATATCGATGTCGAAGTTTTTGAACGCAAAGACAATGGGCGCCTTGGCTGTGGCCGCGGTCGCGGCTGGCACCGGCTATGTGGCGACCACCACCGCACCGGTCGAACCTGTTGCCGTTGAGCGAACAATTTACCAACCGCGGGTCGCCAAGGCCCGCAGTTGGGGATCTCTCACCGGCGCCGAATTGGTCGCACTCAACGTAAAGCTGAAAGAACTGTCGCCGATGCGTGTCGAAATATATTGCTCTGGGAATTACTGCCGCGACTTGGCGGAAGACCTGGACGAGGCCTTCGAAAGCGCTGGCTTCGACAGCTACATCGAATTCCCGCTCTTCGATATCGGCAAGGGCATTGGTATTTCTCCCGACACGCCGGCGACGCAAGCCATCGCCGCTGCGATCAAGGGCTCGAGTGGCGGCGCTGTTGATTTCCGTGTTTTTGACGCCGTCGACGCCAAAGGCGCCAAGACGGAAATCAAAAACAAGGTCATCATCGCGCTCGCGCGCCGACCGGCCGTTCCGCAGCCCGCACAATAATCATTCATCAACCACCAGGATAACTCATGATGAAACGCTTCGCGATGCTACCGTTACTTGTCGCTCTTGCCTCTCCGGTCGCCGCTGCCGAGGTTCGCCCCGTGTTCACCGAACAAGAAGCCCAGGTGCTGCTGAATTTCATCGATATTGCTGTTAGAACACGAGGCTTGGAAGCCGCCGCGGCCGGCGCCGTTCTCGCCGAGCGCGTCAAGAATGCGGCAGCCGAGGCCAAAAAAGCCGAAGCCGCAGAAGCGGCCAAGGCGCCGGCGCCAGACAAAAAGTAACGCTCAACGTCTGACCTCGATGAATTGGCTGCCGTTGATCGGCGGCCTTTTTATTTCAATGATCGTAGGACTAAAGCCAATGAAACTGCTCCGCAGTCTCGTTCCGATGTTGCTTGCCTTGGTGCTGGCATACGTTTCGCCAAGCCACGCAGCTCAGAACTCAATTGTTATGCCGGCGACCGGCCCACTCACCATGGGTGTGTTTGTCACGACATACTTGAACCCCGGCTTACAGTCTTTGTTTACGTGCAACAGCGGCAACACGCCGCCAGAAAACGGCATAGGAAACGTTGCGCAAGTCTATCAATGCTGGTGGGACACTTCTACAAATCCGAAGGTTTTGAAGTGGCATGATGGCACCCAATGGGTTCCTACCGGCACACTTGATACCACAACGCACGCATTTTCCGTGAGCGTATTGCAGGTCCCGGTAGAGCGATCTGGCACGACCGACACTTTGCAAGATGCCGACAAAGGCGCGCTGGTAATCTATTCCAACGCGGGTGCGGTCGCGTCTACCCTGCCACAAGCCGGCGCGATCTCCATCTTCCAAAGCGGATGGTATGTCGATGTTCGCTATACCGGATCGGCAACGGCGACGATCACGCCAACGACCAGCACGATCGGTGGCGAAACATCGCTTGTGCTCAAGCCCAATCGCGGCATCCGGATCGTTTCTGACGGTACAAATTATCAGGTCTACTCGAGCACCCCGGTGGTTGATACCGGGACTGGCCCACTTGTCTTGTCGACGTCTCCGTCGTTGGTCACTCCGAATATCGGCGCAGCCACGGCGGCTTCCGTTACAATGTCTGGCTCTGGCTCTGGCTCCACTTTGCTGCAGGCCGCGGCCGCTGCGTCCGGGACTTTGGAGTTACCGGCCGCGACCGACACTTTGGTCGGTAAAGCGACCACTGACGTCTTTACGAACAAGACATTAGATACCGCGGCCACCGGCAATAGCCTGCTGATCGATGGGCTCGCGGTTACAGCGAACACCGGCACCGGCGCCGTGGCGCGCGCCGTCTCGCCGGCATTCACGACGCCGTCCTTGGGCGCGGCCACGGCCACCTCTATCAACGGCCTGACGATCACCTCGAGCACCGGCACACTCACGATCGCCAATCTCAAGACGCTGACCGCCAGCAATACCCTGACGTTCACAGGAACGGACGGGACGAGCTTCGCCTTCCCGGGCTCATCCGACACGGTGGTCACCCTCGGCGCCACCCAGACGCTGACGTCGAAGACGCTGACCGCGCCGACCATTAACGGCGGAACCCACACGGCCATCACGTCGCTTGGCATTAGATCCGGCGGGACCGGGGCCTTTGACCTCACGCTGGCGAATTCCGAGAACCTGACAGTCGGCCGAACTCTCACAGTCACGGTCAATGACGCGGCCCGCACGCTCAATATGGGTGGCGACATAACAACCGCTGCCGCATTTTCGACGAGCGGAGCCAATGCGCTGACATTGACCACGACCGGGTCGACCAATGTCACCTTGCCGGTGACAGGGACTCTCGCGACCTTGGCCGGTACCGAGACGCTGACCAACAAAACGCTCACCAGCCCGATGATGACCACACCATCGCTCGGCGTTGCGACGGCCACCAGCATCAATGGTCTGACTATCACGGCGACGACCGGGACGCTGACCATAGCTAGCGGTAAGACGCTGACGGCAAGCAACAGTTTGACCTTGGCTGGCGTCGACGGAACCACATTGACGTTTCAAGGTACCGATACCTATGTCGGTCGCGGCACGACGGACACCCTCACTAACAAGACGCTTACGGGCCCGACAATCGCTGGCGGAACACACACTGCGTTGACCGGCCTGGGAATCAGATCGACTGGCGCCGCGTTCGATCTCACCTTGGCCACCAGCGAAATTTTGACTGCTGACCGCGCGCTGAGCTTTGTCGTGAACGATGCGGCCAGAACGATCAACCTGGCAGGCGACCTGACGACGGCCGGTGCGCTCTCGACCGCCGGGGCCTTCCCATTGACGCTGACGGCCGCAGGGTCGACGAACGTCACACTTCCCATAACTGGGACCTTGGCGACGCTTGCCGGTTCTGAAGCATTGACCAATAAGACCATCAACGGTCTTTCGGTTACTTCCTCCACCGGAACATTGACGATCGCGAGTTTAAAAACGCTGACCGCGAGCAACTCGCTCACGTTGGCCGGTGTTGACGCGACGACCATCACCTTCCAGGGCACCGACACCTACGTCGGCAGGACCACCACCGACACTTTGACGAATAAGACGCTCACCGCACCGACTGTGGATGGAGGCACGCACACAGCGATCACGTCATTCGGCCTTAGATCGACTGGCGCAGCATTCGATATCAAGCTCGCGGCGACCGAGGTTCTGACCGCGGACCGAGCCCTTACCATCATCCTGAATGATGCGGCTCGGTCTATGAATCTTGGTGGAAATTTTACAACCGCCGGGCCGCTCGTCACCTCTGGTGCATTCTCGACCACACTGAACGCGACCGGCATTACTTCGGTCACACTGCCTACCGCGGGCACCTTGGCGACGCTCGCCGGTGCGGAGACTTTTACCAATAAAACGCTAACCGCTCCGATCATTGCGACGATATCGAATACCGGCACGCTGACATTGCCAACGTCGACCGACACTCTGGTCGGCAAGGCCACGACCGACATCCTCACAAACAAGACGTTCGATACGGCCGGTACTGGTAATTCGCTCTCGATCGCGGGTGTTGCTGTTACGGCCAACACCGGCACTGGCGCGATGGCGCGAGCCACTTCACCGACGTTCGTAACGCCGACGCTCGGAGCGGCTACCGCTACTTCCGTCAACAAAATGGCGATTACGGCTCCGGCGGCCGCCTCGACGCTGGCCGTCGCTGATGGCAAGACCTTCACGGTCAGCAACACACTGACGCTTACTGGCACCGATCTGAGCACCGTAGCGTTCGGCGGCGGCGGCACGGTTGCCTATGTCGCAAATAATCTGTCGGTTTTCGCCGCAACGACTTCCTCACAACTTGCCGGTGTCCTCTCTGACGAGACCGGCAGTGGGCTTGCGGTATTTGCCACGTCTCCGTCTCTGGTTACGCCGACGCTCGGCGTTGCCGCGGCCACGTCTATCAATAAGGTCGCCATCACAGCCCCGGCCACCTCGGCGACGCTGACGATAGCCAACGGCAAGACGCTCACCGCCAATGCCAGCCTGACGTTCGCCGGCACCGATGCGACCACAATAACGTTTCAAGGCACAGACACGTATGTTGGTCGCGCCACGACCGACACGCTGACAAACAAATCTATAAGCGGCGCGACCAATACTCTTTCGGCCATCGCGAACGCATCGCTGACGAATTCCAGCGTGACGATCGGCAGCACTTCGGTATCACTCGGCGCTACACTTTCTGCGGCTACCGGGCGAGGTTCTTCCGGCCTTAACATTGACTCCTGCAATTCTACTGGCGACGCCAACGGCACGATCGCTGCCGCCGATCGTTGCTATTACCACACCGCGCTGAGTGCGCCACGCACGGACACCCTGCCGGCCGCGAACGCGGTGAACGCTGGCCAGGTGTTTTATCTGACTGATTTCCGCGGCGTCGCGTCAGGAACCAACACAATTACGCTGCAGCGCGCGGGAGCGGACACGATCAATGGCGGTTCTTCGGTTGTGGCCGTCGCTGCGCAGTACGGTGCCGGAATCTTCTGGTCCGATGGCGTATCGCGCTGGACGTTCATGCCGGCTGGGGCTGGCGGTGGCGGCAGCGGTACGGTGACACAGATCACCGCGGCCGATGGACTGAGCGGCGGCAATATCACCACCAGCGGCACCATCAAGGCCAACTACGCCCGTCAATTCATGCTCCCATTGTGAGGAACACCATGCGATTCAAGAAAGCACTAAGAATATTCGCCGCGGCGCTGGTTTGTACGTGTCTTGCTATTCCAGTGTCGGCTACCGAGACCTTAAAGGTCCTTGGCCAGCTCAACCCGGCGGCCACGACGCTGAGCACGCTTTATACGGTGCCGGCGTCGACGTCGACCGTGGTTTCTACCATCGTTATTGCAAACCAAGTTGGCACGACCGGAACCTTCCGGGTCTCTATCCAGCCGGCCTGTGCGACGGTGGATCCAAAGCATTACATCGCGTATGACACCGCGGTCCCAGCTAACGATTCCATTATCCTCACCATCGGCGTCACGCTTGCAACCACGGACTGTATTCGAGTCTATGCGAGCAGCACGTCGCTGTCCTTCAACGCCTTTGGATCTGAGGTTCAATAAACATGATGGGAAACGCATTAAAAGTTGCTGTTTGCGCGATTGTTCTACTGTTCGGCGCAATGGCGCTGCCCAAAAATGTAATTGATCAAACGGCGCTATCGTACTCGGACACCAATCCGTCACGGGGGTGGCTATCGGCCAGGAAGCTATCGCAACGTGATATAAATCCATTCCACCCGACCATCACGTTCGATAATCCAGCCAACCCGGCGGCTGATACCGGCGGTGGTCCGACAGTAAATTTTGCCGGGACTTCTTTAGGATCGAACGGTACAAACCGTGTCGTCGTCGTGACTGCGATGTTTACGACGAACCAAGCGGCCGCGACAATTAGCAGCATCTCCCTCGGGTCTGGAAGTGCGTCGTCGGTCGTCACCAAATACCAGTCTGACGGCGGCTCCCCGGCCGATTGGACTGGCTGCGCCATATGGTCATTTACCGGGGTCAGCGCAACCTCGGCAACAGTAGCGGTCAATCTATCGACCTCGCTAAATGCTGGGCGAGGCCTTGCGATTAGCGTCGTCAATCTGTTGGGCGCAAATCCGACAGCGTTTGCGACTGCCTCTGCCGGGGCCGCGAGCGGTACGACTCCGCTGGCCGTAAGCGTAAACACCGTCAACAACGGGGCCGTTATTGCCGCAGCCGCCACCAGCAAAAATACTGGTTCAGTAACATGGGCCAATGCGACCAAGCTTGGTTCCGATCGGGCTGGCGCGGTCTATACGTTGTCGGCGGCGGGAAATGCTACGGCTGCCGGGTCGTCACCGCTCGCCGTCACAGCCACGGCAAACGCCACGGCCAATCAGTGTGGCGTGGCCGCATCGTTCCAACCGATCTAAAAACTCAGCCTAAAAAACTTACCCGCCGCAAAGGCATCCCTCTTTAGAGAATCAGAATAGGAGCACCCGATGACCATTCGTCGGACGGTTTACCATGCCCTTTTTGCTATAGCGCTGCTTGGCGGCGGCGGCGCACAGGCCTCACAGGGGTCGCTGGTCATGCCGACCACTGGCACGATCAGTGGCCTGACATTCTCCACCAATATCAGCGCAGCTCTGGCGGCATTGGTAACTTGCAATAGTGGCGCTTCGGCGCCATCGAACGCCACAGACTCATTGCCTGCTGTTGGCCAGTGCTGGGACGATAGCTCAACAACGCCCACTCGCCGTAAGGTTTTTGACGGAGCGTCGTGGCTTACCATCGGCGCTATAGATGCCGTAAACCACATTTGGACGCCGATTATTGGCGGCGGAGCCAGTGCGTCGTTAACCAGTGCGGCAACCGTCGATCTCTGTAGTGTTCCTCAGTCGGTAGTGATGATCACGGGAACGGCAACGATCTCTTCTTTCTCCAATAATTGTCAGCCCAACGAGTTAAAGGTTATTTCCTTCTCCGGCATTGCTCCGCTCACATATAATGCCACTTCGTTGATCTTGCCTGGTGCAAACGACATCACCACGCAGGCTGGCGATTATGCTTGGGCCAGGCATATCGGCGGCGGAAACTGGGCTATTTTCGGCTACCAGAGAGCCGATGGAACAGCTATCGACTTTAGCGCGAATTTCACCAGTGCGGTTACTTACTCCGGCACGATCTCGCCAACGGCGCTTGCGGCGCAAACCGACAACTGGGCGCCGACCGGGCTTGTCGGTGTAGAGACGATCCGGGTAACGCTGACCGGGAGCCAGATCCTGACCGGCCTAACCGGAGGCGCCGCCGGCCGGCAAATTACGATCGCGAATATCGACGCCGTCGATACGCTGACCATTGGCGCCAACCACGCCAGCTCGTCGGCGGCTAATCGCTTCGACATGCCTTTCCCGATCTCGTTGACGCCGGGAGCGACGCAGCAGTTCCGCTACGACGGGACGACGAACGTCTGGCGGCCGCTCAACCTGATCACGAACCGCACGATCGCTGGGGCGTTCAAGGCTCTCAAGATCGTAAACAATACCGGTGCGCCAACGACGACAATGGACATTACCGCCAATGCGTTGACGCTTGAGGACGCCGCCGGCGCCGCAGTGCGGCTGACCGGCGTATCGGTCTCGCCGGTCATGACGGCATCTGGCATTAACGGGCTAGACACCGGAACAATCGTCAATAACACGATCACTTGGTACGCCGTTTATGTGTTCTACAACCCGACTACTGGCGTCTCGGGTGGGTTGTATTCGCTCCATCCGTCTTGCGCCGCGTTGCTCGCGGCCGGGACCAATCCATCTGGCTACACGTTTTGCATGCGCGTCGGCTACGCCCGAACCGATGGCGCGGCGACGGCGCGGTGGATGCGGACGCTACAGTACGGGCGCAGCGCGCAATATACGGTAACCCCGGCCACAAACACCACGGTCTACCCCGCTATTGCAACGGGGACGACGTCCTCGACATTTACATCAGTGTCGATTGCAAACGTCACACCGCCAAGCGCGTCGCGCATTAGCGTGCAGTTCATTGGTGCCAATGATGTCTGTCAGATTGGGCCGAGTAACGTCACAAATGCGAACCAGCTTGTAAGAATGACATCGACCGGCATCGCTCTTGCTCTTGTCAGCACCATGACGGTTGAAGGAACGACGATGGCTTACTATGGGAGTGACTCAGCGTGCTCAGTCAAAGCGGTAGGGTGGGAGGACAACCTTTAGTTCTTCCTGCACCTAAGCAAAGACATCGCCGGAAAGCGAGCCGAAGTCACGAGATATCTCGCATGCCGGCGTTTTGTAATCAATGTTGCGCGGTATTGATTTCGATTTGTGCAGGTGGCCAGTCTTTGCCTGCGCAAATGTTTCAAACCTACTGGTTCTGACGAAAGGCCAGCTTCGGTCAAACAGCATCTCGGCAGCGCGCCGTAAATCAAAATATGTTTCTTCCAAGGTGCGAGACGGATCGAGGGGCACGATCTCTTGTGCAACGATCGGGCCTGTATCGACGCCCTGATCGATGACATGCAACGTCACGCCTTTTGGGGTGCCGTCAACCCATGACCAAAAGTTTGGATGGGCTCCCTTATTCCAGGGGAGCGCCGACGTGTGAAGGTTGAGCACTCGATTGCCAAGATTGGCCAACGTTGATGCCTTCAGGATGTGGCGATAACCAAATGAAATGACAAAATTAACTTCCGCCGGGAAGTTCTCAATTTTTTCATTGAAAATCGAAACATCGTCGCCACAGCGGCGGATCGTTTCGGCGACTTTGTCCGGGTACGGACTTAGAACCAGCACCTTCATTTTGGTCGACCTCCGGGGGAAGTAACCGGTATTTCTATCTAGGATTGGCTCAACCGACAAGCGAAAACCTCTAAAACACGCCCTCAATCCAAAATCCGATTGTAGCCGCGTCCTTCGACGCGAGAGGAGAAGCTATGGACATCAGCACTATCCAGCGTGAGTTGGCGGGCCAAGCCCTTTATTCCGGCCCGTTCCACGGCATCCACGACGCGCGCACCGATAATGTGATCGAATACTCCCTCCACCCAGGCCGACGCACTTTTGCGCGTGGCCGGTCGTAACAATAGGAACATCGACCATGATTGAGATTCGCAATCATCGTATTTTTGTCGACGGCAAGCCGTGTGCCTATAAGGAAACGCCTAACAAGTCGGGTGCCCTGAAGCCGGAGGGCATTATTCTCCATGATACCGCCGGTGGTCTGAAGGCGGACGGCTCTATCGCATGGCTCTGCAATCCGGCGGCCAAGGCGAGCGCCCACACGGTCATCGCCCGCGACGGCACCATCACCCAACTCGCGCCGCTCAACGTCCGGACATGGCACGCCGGCCGATCAAACTGGAGGGGCAGGCCAAACGTTAACGGGTTTGCCATCGGTCACGAGATCGTCAATCCCGGCAAGCTGGAGAAGGTTAGCGAGCAGCAATATGTCAACGGGCTGAAGGTGAAGGTGACCGCGGACGCCAATCATATCGTGCGCGAGGCGCATTCGCCGGCGCACGGCAAGGGCTACTGGCTCGACTATACGGCCGCCCAGGTGGACACCGTCATCGGGCTCTGCACGGCGATCCGCGAGACCTATGGCGTGACCTTCATCGGCACGCATTGGGAAATCAGTCCCGGCCGCAAGATCAATACCTCACCGCTGTTCCCGCTCGAGAACGTTCGCGCCAAGGTGTTCGGCCGCGCCACCGGAATAGGTAAAGCCGCGGACAAGGCGGCCGATAATACGGGCGTGGTCAATGTTGGTTCGCTCAATATGCGCTCCGGTCCCGGCGCCTCCAATAAACTGATTGGCGCGATCAAGCGGGGAGCGACCGTAAATATCCGCAGCACCGATCATAACGGTGACGATTTGTGGATGCTGGTCGACGTCGGCAGAAAATCTGGATGGGTTGCCGGGCGCTATATCGACCTGCGGTGACGGCAATAACCGGACGGATTGCTTAATGCGAGCCCTAGGCTTTGAGGTGCAGACGATGCCAATGATTGTGACCGCAGTCGTTCTGTTCATCGCCTGTCCAGTGCTTCTCGTACTCGGGCTCAAGCTGGCCATCCATTCTCTTCGAGATGGGCGCAGCATGAAGCGCAACAAACTGTATGAGACAGCTCAAGTGTTTTACCTCGCTGCTATCTTATCGCCAGTGCTCGGGGTATTGGCGGCGGTGTCCGGCATAACAATTCTCATCGCGTGCTGAAATGGACCATCCATTCACCACCGACGGATGTTCCGGCGGTATGAGTTGGTTCTGGCGAACCTTCGTCAGTGCCGAGCCGCCATGGGAAGGCGACTGTACCGAGCACGATAAGGCGTACTGGCAGGGCGGCTCGGCGAAGCAGCGGCGCAAGGCAGATGCCAATCTTCTGATCAAAGTTGCCGGTCGCGGTTACGTGCTGGTCGCGATCGCGATGTGGATATCGGTCCGCGTCGGCGGACACCCGTTGCTGCCGACGTCTTGGCGCTGGGGCTATGGATGGAAATACCTACGGTGGTACCGCGATGATGTCTCCCCGTGATTTTCTTATTCTAATCGGTGGTGCCTGCGTAATTGTGCTGATCGCCTCCAAGTTGGTCGCGATTATGTAAGTCCCGGAGTTCGGCCGGAAGCCGGACAATTCCAATGAGGTTCATCATGAAGAAACTTGCTCTCTGGGCGAGCCGCTTTGGCTCGCCTTATCCCGTCGCTTATCGCAACTTCGCGCCGGTGATCGGCTTTGGTCTGGTTCTGACCATTGGTCTGTTGATCGCATCGACCACAGCGTTCGCTCAGGCGACGGTCGACGTCGGCGGAATCTATGGTGCGTGGCAGCCGTACCTGCTCGCGGTCCTCGGCCCGGTCGTCGCGATGATCGTCGGCGTGCTGGCGGAACTTGCGCGCCGCAAGTTCAACCTCGACATCGAAGCGAGTCACCGTGACGCACTGCAGACAGCGATCACCAATGGCGCCGGGTTGGCGCTCAACCGTCTCGGCAATACCCTGCAGGGCAAGACGATTGGCGTCGGCAATGCTGCCGTAGCGGCCGGCGTGAACTATGTGTTGAAGGGGGCGCCCGACGCGCTGCGTAAGTTCGGTCTCAGCGAAGCTGACGTGGCCCGCATGATCGAGGCGAAACTGCCGCAGGTCGCCAATACCACAACGCCAGTGACCGGCGCCTGACATGGCATCGCTCACCAGTGCGCTCGGCAGCTTTGCCGTCTCGTTTCTCGTGAGCTTTCTGCAGGGCTGGCTGTCCGATATGCGGGCAGCCAGCACTTTGCGGGAGTCCGGAAAGCTCGCCGCGGAGCGGGACCAGGCGATTGCGGGCAATAAAGCTAAGGGCGCCGAACTGGATGCCCTGGCGAATGCGCCGAAGACCATGGACGACGCGCTGGAACGCCTTGATCGGGGAGATGCCTGATGCCGGGAGGGTTCTGGTGCATCGGCCTGATCGTCATGAAGTGCTTCACCGAGACCGCCGGCGGTGTCACGGTCGAATGTCCACCACTTCGGACATGGACGCCGGCATTTCAAAGGCAGGTCGCGGCCGAACTGAGGACGGTGCCGAAAGGATCCGCGATGGCCCGGGTCGTGGTCGACGCCATCGGCGATCGCGATGTGATCAGGGCCTGCCGCGCGGCGCGGAAATAGGGGCGATTGGATTTATTTGAATTGGAGGGGGCAATGCAAATAGTCACGGCCACAACTGCGTGGTGGCGAGAGCTGCCGCGTATCGCCAAAATAGCCGGATACATCGGCGCAATCTCCGGCGCCATTGTCACGACAGCGGCGGCCTGGCCGGTTGTCGAATTCATTATTCCGGCGCACCGTGGCTATGTCCTGGAACAGCGCGCGCCGCTCCTTCATCGCGTCATCGATATCGAGATGCGCAGCAACAGCGCGCGGCGCGAACGACTTCTCGATGAATTTCCGAAGCGAGAACTTGAACTGCATGGAGAGCAGGCTAAACAAACACCGCAGTACCGCGATCTGATCCAACAGCGTCTCAACAAAATCAAATCCGAACTTGATGCCATCGATGAGCAGAATAAAAAACTGCTTCGGGAGAAAGCGCGATAAACGTATGGCGTCTTAAAGAGAGCGGGACACCCAGCCGGTGAGCGACCGGGTGCCCCAGGACACGCCCCGAAAGGGTGCCCTACCACCACGACCGTAAGGGGGGTCATGATGGACGGAAATATTAAAACTGGCTTGGCGCGGCCTCGCAAGCGGACGGGGGCGGGCAGCAAATGAGCGATATCGCCATTTCCGCAGGGCGCCGTGTCATGGTTGCCGTTGAAAAGATTATACAATCCGGCCGGTTGTTCGAGTGGGTGACCGCCGGCATGATGATCGCCATCGCCGTCACGTTAACCATCTGGCCAAAGTCCGCCGAAATTGGATCGTTCCTGATCCTGATCCAGGCGGGCTTTGATAAAGGGCTGCTGCAGCTTGGTTTTTTTGTCGGCGGCGTCGCTCGATGCGTCGCACTATTTGCCAACGGCAGATGGCCAATCATAGGGCCGTGGATGCGCGCGACCGGCGCGCTTGGCGGGGCCGTGCTCTGGGCCCTGATGGGTTCCGCCGTCATCCCGTCTCTTGGAAATATCAGCAACGGCGCATTGGCCGTCGCAATGTTCGGCTCGCTCTTGATTGGTGAAATTTTCTCTTGCCACAGGGCGCTCGCAAATGGCCGATGGCAGCAGCGTTGACAACTTTTCTTTGCTTGTCGGCGGACTCGCGGCATTCTTTACCGCGCTAGCGGCGTTGATCACCGGCGCTGCGCGCGGCCGTTGGTTCTCGAGCGCCGCGCCGCCGCAGCCGCCTGCCGAGCAGCGGTGGTTTTTCGACGGGCCGCTGGCCGTGGCTGTCAACCTGCTGCGCGACCACCGCAACCATCTTGGCCGGCTCGTCGAGATCCTTGACGCGCTTCCTGAAGAGACGCGCAAGCAGACCGAGCTTTTGCGTGAAATTAAAGAAGCTCAAATCGCGCAGAAAAACGACATCTCCGACATCAAACGCGAGATCGAGAATCTTCCGTCGCGGCGCACGGGACGTAGATAGGAAATCTCCATGAGATTGCTCTTATCATTCTGGTTGTTGATGGCGGTCATGCCGTCACCGGCGCGCGCGCAACAAGGTATGCCGCTGGATGGGCCGACCGTCCGCGAGTTGTTTGCGATCATGCAGGAGCGCGAGCGCGCGAACGGACAACGGTTTGACGGACAGGAAAAGGCGGTGTCAGCCGCACTGGCCGCAGCGAAGGAGGCGGTTATCAAGGCAGAGGCCGCGTCCGAAAAACGTTTCGATTCGGTCAACGAATTTCGCAACACACTCAAGGATCAGCAGCAGACACTTCTGCCGCGAGCTGAGGCGTCCGTGCAGTTCAAAATCATGCAGGAAAGACTTGATGCCATAGATGGCCGGTTGACGCTCATTCAAGGCAGAAACGAGGGCGCAAACTGGCTATGGGGCATCGTGCTTGGGCTCGCCGGTTTGATTCTTGGTGTGGCCGCGGCGTTTGGCGTAGTCAGGTCCAAACCAAAAGAAAAGATATAAATCCTAAATAAAGCCCCTCCCGCTGCCGTCCCCGCGAGGCACCGGCCGGCGATTTTAGGGTTGCAATTATCAATTTTCTGTTATTTTATCACCCGGTCCTGATAACAGGAGGAACCCGAAACTTCATCCGCGCCCCGGCGCGCCCCGCATCACGAAGGGATGTCCATGATGGACATACCCTCGCAACTACGAGGCTCCCGATGAAATTCTCGCGAATCGTCTTGGCCGTTTTGGCCGCCGCCATTCTTTCGACCCCCGCCGCCGCAGCCAAAGCCCGTTCGTCGGGCCATGTCGTGATTACCTGCGATCGCTTCGGATGCTCGGATTGGGCAGCCATTCGGGAAAAGAACACCAAGAGCGCGCGCCGGGCGGCCCGCCGGGCAGCGAAAGGCCAGCGAGCGGCCCGCCATAGTGCCGGGATCAGGAAAACGCCTGTGCGGGCCTCGCAGGCAAAACGCGGCCTTGTCACCATGACCTGCGGTGGCCGGACTGCCAGGGTCGCGGCCCGGGCCAAGGCGCCATTCGAGCGGTTCTGCGCCGATCTCACCGCCTCCGGTTACCCGATCAAGTTCATGGGCGGGTGGCGGCCGAGCGGTAGCTGTGCGGGCTGCAACATGCATCCCAAGGGCCTAGCGATCGACATCAATCAAGTCGCGCGCGGCAAGGTGACGGTCAGGATGGATAAGGCGGCGGTCAGCCGGATGGCGCGCGCCGCCGGGCTGGTCAGTGGTGGCGACTGGTGCCGCGGCGATCTCGGCCACTTTGAACTCGACATCGGAAGAAACGCTTACGGCTGCGGCCGCAACATCTATTCGGCGGTCGAAAAATATAAGCTTGATCGACACATATCGAGCGGTGACCTATGAGCGACCGCATCATCGCCGGCCCGCTCTCCTATGTCGCCGCTGCGGCCGGTTTCTGGCATGAGCACCCCATCATTGCCCGGACGAGCGCCTTCGTCATAATCGTGGCGCCGGTGGCGATCGGCGTTGCGGCGATGGTGGCGCCTTGATAGCCGGCGCCCAAAAACCGTGCTTGGCGGCGGGCTAGCCATGACTCGCCGGTTTTGTGACGTATCGAGACCGCGGCCGCCGGCGCCGTTTATTTCGCGCTGGTTTATGGCCATCGCCGTATTGGCATTGGTGCTCGGCCTCATTTCGATCGCGGGCGCGGATGAGGGGTGCCCGCCGGAGCGGCCGATCGCGCGCGGAGACGCCGAGATGCCCACGTGACAAACCAGGTCGAGATATTCTTCCTTGCGCCGACGGACAAAGTGGTCCGCTCGCTGCGCCGGGTAGGCGGCGAACCATGCCAGGCCGGCCCATTCACCGTGCATACCGCGTCCGTTGTCGTCGACACGTTCGTTTCCGCCGAAATTCCTGTGAGTGGCGAGGTTGGACCGCCGCGAGACGATCCGCGGTGGCCGCTGGCCTGTGAACAATGCCAGCAGCCGATAGGCGCCGGCGGTTTTTGGCTCGTCGACCACGATCGGGTCTACCGGACGGCAGATGGCCAGGAGATGACGCTCGATACGGCGCCGGCCGGCGCGTGCTGGAATGCTCAGTGGTATGGCGACCGCTACCGAGGGCCAGACGGCCGATCACTGGTTGTGAGATTACCGGGCGGGTGGCGCAACGATTGGATTATCGATAGCCGGGCAAGTAATTGCCGCCGGCCGGCCGACTACCCGGGTAAATGCTGGGTGCGCACCGGCCGGCCCGAGGATGGCACCCTGGACGTCAGGTCCTGCGGATGCGGCGCTGGTGCCGGTTCGATCAGCACCAAAACCTATCATGGCCACCTGCGAAGCGGTTTTCTGATCGCCTGCGCCGATAGCAAGCACTTAGGAAAATAACGATCACAGACCCCGCGTCGTCCTGACCAGGCGATGCGCGCGGGTGGACCGCTGCGACAGCGGTCGGAGCGCCGGCGCCTGACCAACGCCGGCGTTCCTCCCCGGTTTTGTGTGCGTACCTCCCAACTCGCCCGCTGCCGGTGACCCCGGTGGCGGGCTTTTTTTTTCGTTTCGGCGCCCTTTGGCCGCCACAAACACGGTGGTATGATGTCGATGTGGACGGCGATTAGGCAGCCGCTACCGATCCGTCGGTAGAGCCGGTTCTCCGACCAACGGGTTAGGGGAAACCTGAAACCCGGTAGCCAACGGAGGCCGGCGCCACATGAGCGACATCGACTGGAATAAGGTGAAGGTCGCGGTCCCGCCAGCCAAGAAGGCCATCTCAATCCGAATCGATGAAGATGTGCTCGCCTTCTTCAAAAATGATGGCCCGAATTATCAAACTCATATGAATGCCGTTCTGCGCGCCTACGTCGATCACAAAAAGTCGATCAAGGGGAAGCGATAGTCGGCGCAGCAGTGCTGCGCGCGCCCGGCAAACGGCTGGGGGTGGCGTCTCCGACGCCTAAGTCAGGCCCGGCGTCCGGCCGGCCACGGCCCGCCGGACGCAATCCAGGCTCCACAGCGCGTATTGGCCCTTGATGGCGTACCGGTCGGTGAGTTCCTCGACAATCACCGGTGCCGCATTATCGGTGCCGTAGCTTTTGGTGACCATGAGCTGGCGGCCGCCATACGCGAAGACGGTGCCGGCCGGGATCTCGGCTCGACGCTCCACAACGGGCGGCTGGATAAGTCGGCGGTTCATGACGGAATGACCTGGGGGATAGCCAGTTTCTGCGCTTGCGTAGTTATCAATTTACTGATATTTTTGATGAATGCAATCCCGACGAACATTCCTGATCGGAGCGGCCGCCGCCGGCGCTGTAGCGGCGCTGCCAGGCGCGGTAGTTGGGCGGGCGGCCGCGCCGGCGCTCATCGCCACGGGTGGCTATGTGGAAGGCGGCGAACTGACCATCGTATTCAGTGTCTTTTTTGACGATAAGCCATTTCGCGACGTCGCTCTCGCCTTGGGCCAGTCTGTAACCATCGAGCCCAATTTTACCTTTACCGCGCGCACCGCGGATGTACCGGGCGTGCGGGGCGGCGCCGCGAAAGCGCGCCGCACTTTTAATCATCGCAGCCGGCAGTTTTCAATATGTGAACAGCCGCATGGCGAGCCCACAAAGGCGACGGATGGCGCCCAGCCGAGCGTCGACCAAGAAGAGGCCAATCTCACCACCACCCGATTCTGCGAAGGTTGCCGGCACATTGACGATTGCGGCCATTACGGGTGCCCGTTTGTGCACGCTGGCCATGGATAGATGATGATGACGACGCATAAATTCGAAGGCTATACCAGCCCATCCAAGCCGATCCGCGGCGACGTTCGTAGCGCACTGCGCCGCGCAACGGCGAAGGCAACCAATCGGTTCTCTGACGGCGGCAAAAGAAAAACCGGCAACGCGGCACCGAAGGCAATTACGCTACCCTCATTCAATCTTCCCGAGGAACGCGAAGAGTAAAATTTCATGCTTATCCGGTTAACGACACAGTGCGCAAAAACCCACTAGATGTAGAGGGCTAATCCAGATGCCAAATCACGTAACGACGCGATGCACGGTGATCGGCCCGGCCATGGATTTGGCCACCTTCCGTGCGCGGATGGTCGTCACGACCACCGACGAGAAGGGCGAGCCTTATACCCTTCTCGATTTCGACAAGATCATCCCCGCGCCAGTCATCCTCAGTAAAATTGAGGAATCGACAATCAGCGAATATGGCGCGCGCTTAGTCATCCTGCGCGCCGAGCGCGGCGCGCCGTTCGAAACGATGGGGATGTACAACACGCATATTCAGCGGTTCCGCGACGAAGTCGCAATGCCCGATGCCCCAATTAGGGAAGTTGCGGCGGCTTATCTTGCAAAAAACCCCGAATACGAAACCGCCGGCCGCCTTCGGCTACAAGCGATCCTCGAAACGGGCTTTGCGGGCTGGTATTCCTGGAACATCGCTAATTGGGGGACGAAGTGGAACTCCTATTCCTTCCGTCCCGTCAGCGATGATCCGCTCGAATTTCTCTTTGAGACGGCGTGGGGGTTTCCAGAGCCGATTTTCGCCGCGCTCGCCCGCGAGTTTCCAGCTTTGCAGTTCAAGTGCCTGACCTTTGACGAGGGCTGGAATTTTGCCGGGCAGGGATATTTCAACCCGCCGGCGGGTGAACAGGCTTGGACAAGATGCGAGGCAACCGATGAACTCTATGAGCGCGTCTACGGAGAGAAATATGAGCGCGATCCCGACGACGATGAGGCCGCAGCATGACACAACATCTAGAGCCTGTATGTCTAAACCGGATAAGCATGTAAAATTTCATGACCAGCCATGGTTACAACACTGCCAACAAACCCGGGCCATCTAAATCTGGTTTCCGGCGCGACAGCCTCTCTCGGCGCGATTACGAATTTAAATCCGGCGACAAGGTCTACTCCAAGCGGTGCGGCATGGTCGCCGGCTTCGACGGCATCATCGTTGCGCCGCGCGGCGGCGGGTTCCAGGTTCGCGATGAGAAAACCGGCAATGTGTTTCAGCGCGATTGCCGCGATCTCATTCCAACCGACAAGGATTTGACATGAAGATAGAGCCGGTCAATGGCTGGGCCATTCGTCATTGGAACGGTCGCGTCTATGTCGACACGGTATGCCGTACTCGGCGCGACTCCATCGCGACATTCAAGAAGGCGTATGGAGTGAGCGACAAAACGTGGAAGAATAACAGCAAATATGGTGTGCATCGCGCTATCAAAGTCACCGTTAACGCCAAATATTAAGGTGGCCTGACCATGGCAAGCATCGTAATAGACGACCAGCCAGGCAACACCGCGAGCGAGGCGTTCAAGACCGCGGCCATAAACGCGGCTCGCCGGTATGCCCGCATGACGAGGCGAAATCTGATGGATGCCGTCGCCAGCCTCATCGAGGAATCTAGCATCTCGTTTTTACCAAACATATTGTTGGTCGACGCATTGAAGGTGATCGCCGGCCTTGGCTCGCTCGACGCCGCCGCTGCGCTTTCCGCGATTGGCGCGACTGACGATGAGGTTGCCACTGCGCTCACCGCAGTCGCCAACCGGTCGCCCGAGATCAGGGATGGTTTCGCGATCGAAGGGCTGACGAAGATTCTCGAGGAAAGCTGCGAGGAAGAGGTCGCGGCCGGCCGGATGACGAAGACGGTCTGTCCGAAGACGGGGCGATCGCTATATTCGTATATCGATGGTGGCGGATCAGATTGAACCATGCTTATCCGGTTGACTCCCAATGACGCCAGATGATGTAGCATCGGAAATGGCCCTCATGACTCTGACCAGTAAGCAGTCGGGTCGTCCGCGCGCGGGAACCTTTCCGCAAGCCATGCGCGCGCCGCTTTCTCTGAGGGTTCCCGCGCTGACCAATCACTACGTTTGCATACGGGCATCCGGTGAATTTCTGTGCCGCCATCGAAAACGACATGGCGAATTTCATCTTCGGCCAGACCTTCGCCGCTCGGATTGTCCGGGTAGCAGGACTGGACGCTGTAGCGTCCGATCAATCCTGCGTCGGCGCGCCGATCATAAAATGCGGCTTTGTAGAATACCTCGACCCGCTTCCGTCCCTGTTCGTCGAGGATGTAGGAGTGCATGGCGTGTTCTGAGGCTTCCCGCTTCCAGCCGGTCGGGAGCGTGGCCTTCATGAACACGTCGTCCAACGCCTCTCCGAACGTGAATCCGACCGTCTCGAAAGCCTCGCGGCTCGGCCGCAATTCGAGCGGCATATTGGTGGAATTCACCAATTCGCCTTGGCCCGCTTTTTCTTGCCGTTCGATGCCGCCCGGCGTCGAGGCGACCATTGCGTTTTCAAGATCACCCTTCGCGAAAGCACCAAGAGCGGCGGGGTTCCGAAGATTTAAGGGCATGATGTCTCTCCTAGATGTTGCGGGCTTAGCCGTGGCGGCTTGCCATCGTGGGGTGTTTCCAGTCGCCGGAATACAGGCCGGCGTATGTCGGACCTTCCCCGTTCGTGCCGATGCCCAAGAGCGAGCGAAAGGCGTTGAACGGGTAAAAGCGGCGATTGAATCGAAAAACGAACTCATTCAGGTAGGTTTGCAGATGTTTTGGCTCGACGCGCCCGTGGTGCGTTCCGCCAAGCCAAGCCTTCAAATTCGAGAAAACAAGGTGGACGATGGGCAGAAACTCTTCGGCCACCTTCGGGTCGTTCCCCTCGACAACCGGCAAGTGCTGGTAGCCGAGCTTGGCAAGCGTGCTATAGCCCGGCGCGCCGTCCGTGATGACCATCGCGCCCGGCTCTACTGCCGCCTCTACAAAGCTCGTCATGGCGCGTGCGCCGCGATTGGGGACGATTTCCAAGCGCAACCGGCCAGCATAGCGCCCACCGCGCCGCATGGGCTTGTCGCCCTTCTTGGCCGGTCGGGTGCGGACCTCGACGGCGGCCATGACAAGGGTCTGATCTTGCGGGCCGCGCCCTTGGCCGCGCACCGCGCCGCCGATGTAAGTCTCGTCAATCTCGACGTGATCGCCGCGCGCGAGGTTGCCGCCGATCCGGTCCCGGCCTTGGCGCACCATGCCCGCGCGCAGCTTGTGCAGGATATTAAAGGCGGTTTCGTACCGGCTAAGGCCAAGTTGCCGCTGGAACTGCACCGCCGACATGCCGGGCGTCATACTCGACACGAGGTAGGCACCCCAAAACCAAACCGTGAGCGGGGTTTTCGTGTCCTGCATCACGGTTCCGCGCATCAGGCTCGTGTCCCGCTGGCACTTGCGGCAGCGGAGCACGCCCGGCCGGCCTGCAAAGCGGTAGGGATCGCCCTTTTCGGAGCAATGCTGGCACTCGAAAGTTCCATGCCAGCGGACGCGCTCCAAATAGGCCGCGCACGCCGCGTCATCGGGGAAAAGCTTCTGAAACCCCCTCAAAGAAGTGGGGAACGCGAGGTCGTCGCGCTGGTGAATGTCGTGAACCTTGGAGGTGCTGTTCATGCCGAGAATACTAGCCCAAGTAGGTTTGGGAGTCAACCGGATAAGCATGGATTGAACCATCACATTCAGATGTGGTTAACCTGTCTGGACTTTATCAGTGAATGGGCGGTGGAGGCGAACAAATGACGGACAATGTCGCAAAGATGATCCCAACAAGGCCGGAGGCAGAAATAGCTGCCGAAATCAAGGATAAGATGACGGCGGCACTCGAGCCGGTTGCCGCCCTGATGGCGGAGGCGGCGCGCTCTGGTTTGCTGGTGGCGTGGGATAGCATTTCGCCCGATGCGTTCGGTCGGTTTCACGTTCATGGGCTCAAGATTGTCAAGCATTACTAAGTAATCCTGCCGGTGCAAAAATCCGGGCGTCGTAGGGGAAAGCAGGGGCCCCGGCCCAAGACCCGACGACGCGGGTAGGTCGGGCCCCACGGAATCGTCGGCATGGGCGATCACACAGTGCGCTGCATCCACTTCGTCGGTTTCAAGGACGACCGCTATTGGAGCGCAGTGAAGATCTGGGGTCCTCCGACCTTTATTCATCGCTGGTGGGACAAGCTGGCGGCGCGTGAGATCGCCGATGGCGATGTTGTCGTCTTCGCCGAAGGCGACTGGCGTCAAGAGCCACGACGATTCAATGCACCGGACCTAATCGAGGAAAAATGAGCGGCACCGCTGCCCGCAACAAGATGTTCGAAGCGATGTCGCCAGTGACGGTGGCGCTGCTGATCGAGCGGCGGCTACTCGATGCTTACCCGTTCGAAACCACCAGGCGCGGCCGCGTGGTGTTGCGAAGCTTTCCGCAGGAAAATGTCTACCGCCTGGCGCTTCTTGGTGATGATAGGGACTGGATCGTCAATAATCTAGAACCGGGCGACCGATGATCATGGGGCGCCTAACTCGCAACAGGCGGTTATAGCCAACCGAGCCGGATATATTGAACACCAGGTGCCAAGATCTCAGGATGTGGGCAAGAGGTCTTCCTATCGCTCGACCAGCCGATGGTCCAAGATCAATAAAGTTTTCGTCGAGACAGAAGCCCGTCGGCAGAAACTGGTCGGATGGGATAGCGAAGATCACTGGCCGACACGTCTTCTCGAGCACAACCTCATCCCATTCAGCCATGTGCGTGGCATGGTGCTTGGCGATCGCCAGATCATCCGTGTAGCAAAGGTATTTCTTGCACGAGCTTTTCGGGTCAAGGCCGTTGCGGAGGATCTGACTTAGGTATCCTGTCGACGTGCCGTGGAATAGGGTGCGGGCGATCACTGCCATCGATTACAGTCCTGCCTCCGGCCGCCCTGGCGGCGTTTGGTTCGCGCGCTTCCATAACATATGCTCGTCGCCACGCATCAGCGCCAGCGCAGCGATCACGTCGTCTGTTGGAACCATAGCTCCCGCCCATGATCTTTCGTAGTAGGCGATCGCGTGCATGCACAGGGTACAAAGGATTGTGGCGCTACTGTCATCGGTCGGCTCGGCCGCTGTGGCACCAATCCGATACTTACTATGACCGACCCTGCCATCGATCACCACCGTCGGTTTCAACTTTCGGAACATATAAGTGAGACCGCTGCGGCGACTGGTCTCCAAAAACATCCCGGTCAGCAGATATTGCTTGAACTGGTGGTGCCGCAGCATCGTCGCTAGTAGTTTGACCGCGTTACCTTCCTGCTCAAGCCCCCAAGCCACGCTGGCGCCGAGTGTCCGTATATCGTGGTCCAAATGGTGAAAGCCAGGTACTGGTCCCCATTGCACCTTGTCATCTTCGTCCCAGATCACGACGTGGCACCGGTGGCGGGTCGACCAGAATTCATTGCGCAACACGGCCTTGCCGTCGTCCGGCTCTGGTGCCGGCCGGCCTATTTCGCTGAACTCTTTCGCCATTTGGTAACGCGGATGGATAATGAGCCGGTGCCCATCGAGCGGCATCGGAAGGCCGGCCCAATCTTCGCGCTCGGCCGCGATTTTACGAAGTCCATTACGGAGCCCAGCAAAGTTGTCGAAGGCTTCGACTGCGGCGATCGCCTCGGCCCTATCCGCCGGCGATGTGAGGAACGGCGACGGCCTTGGCGCCGCGCGCTGGGATGCGGCGCTTTTGCTTCCGCGACGATCCTTTCGCTGCTGCGACTTCATCGCTTGCCGGCGCCGCTTCCGTGCTGTTAGTTTCCTCATCTTGCCTTCCTTGATTGTCGACGTCGGCCGCGACGAGAGGATCGAAGTCGGCGATGATGTATTCGCACTTAGTTTCGTCGAAGTCGTGAACGCGGCGATTGACCTTGACGCCGTTTTCCTCCACCTCGACGATGAGGGCAAAGCCGCGGCGGAGCATGTCCTTTACGATTCGAGCCGCGCGGATGCAGTCGGCGGGGTTCTTCGGATCAAACGACAGCTTGGTGTCGCCGCAACCAACGTTCAGGATTCCGACGTCGGACATGGTAATTCCTCGTTGTTGTTCTAATCGTTGACCAACGCAGTACGCGTTGATCCAACTATCCCTCCGTCTGTGGGGAGGGGGAGGGCGTTTGCGCGCGGTGACGTTCGTACATCCGCGCAAGTTGATAAACGTCATCAATCTTGCCTTCGGGATCCGCCTTTGCGAGCCAGGCATCAAACTCAGCGCGCACTTCGTCGGGGCCGTCACCCATGGCCTTCATGTCGGCGTTGATGGCCGTCATGACCTCTTTCACCAGCGAGAACGGCGCAAGGATGGCGGCGACATAGCCGGTGCATAGCTTGGTCGGTTCGCCTTCCTTCATGCCGTGGTGACAGGCGAAGCGGTCGGGATCGATGCCGAGAACGCAATCCAGCGCGATCTTGAGAGTGCCGGCGGTCATGTTCGTCATACAGCCTTCGCGGAAGGCGCAAGTTGCACAGCCCTCCGGGATTTCGAAGCCCGCGTCTTTGCGGCCGAACGCGGCCATCAGCGCCAAGGCGCGGCCGAGCATGGCACCATATTTCGAGGGCCTATCCCAATCGTCTCTTCGCGTGATCGTGCCGGGATGATTCACTGTCTACCCTCCATATGGGGGGAGTGGGATGGCTTCTGCTCTTTGCCTGCGCGCGTCTCATCAACATGCGCGACTGGCGTTGGGGCTGGATTAAGGTACTCGAAGATGGAGCGAGCCAAAGAGGTAAGCGAAAATCCGTTATAGTAAACCCGCTCAACGCCGTCAGAGGACAAGACGGCGTAGTTTCCTTTTTCAAGAAAATGCGCTCGAATTGCTGCGGCTATATCGGCCTCGCTCGTGCCGCTGCGCTCGTCGCGCATGGGTAGCCAAAGCGAAAGGCAATGCTCTGGAAGACGGTGGCCGTTTATAAGATTCAGCCAAGGCTCTCCAGGCTTAAACTCGGAAGGCCGATAAGCCACCGCGAACGGCATGTTATGATATACGCCGCCGCGGCCAATGAACGGCGTTCCGTCTCTCGGCGCCGTATCAGCCGATTGCCATCCCGCTTCCCCCGCAGGTTGCTGGCGGGAGAGAGCGTCGATCATAGTGGTCGCCTGCCAAAGCATCGTCTTGGTGTAAATATCGACGCCGGGTCGGTTAGCTGCCGCGATCAATTGCGCCGACAAATCGCCCGCTGATTTCTCACTCACCCCCGGTTCACTGGCGAGGGCGGCGAGAGCAGCGCGCGCGTTGCGGAAGTCATCGACCTTGAGGCAATAGTGAATGACGCTTTGAGTGACGTTGCCGTTCATCAGCGCGACGGACATCGACATGTGTCCATCGGCAAACATCGATTGCAGTTTCTCATTGTCCGCGATCTTCGCAAACGGCTCCAACGCTTCCCTAACCGTAACCCTGTCACTGTCAGTCATTTTGGAGTCTGCTCCGTGGTGGGGGTTGGCTTCGGCTCTGTGCGTGTGCACGTCGCAGTGCCGTGCGCGTTTGACGTTGCGGCTTGATCGGGTTTGCGTTGTTGCATGATTAGCGGTCTTAAGCCTTCAGCAGATCGCTTGCGCGTTGGAAATCTGACAGTCGAAAATCTTTCGTCGGCATGATTGGTGCCTCGCCATCCTTGGCTCGGGCATCGACAAACTGCGCGGCCTTGTCAGAGAACGCCGCGAAAGGCTTAAGGGCTTCCGTCAGCGGCTCAATCTGTTCGGTTGCGGCGGTTCGCAACTTGGCTAGAGCAAATCCGCCCATGCCAAGATCAGCAGCTACTTTAACGATAGCCTCTATCCGCTTCTGGGCAGGTGATTGCGGCGGAGCCTTGCGGAATTCTGTCACCGACATTGGAACCTCTTAAATTTGTTGCTTATGGCAGATAGATCGTGCCGCTGCGTTTGCTGCGCACGGCACTGTCGCTTGCCGGTCCCGGTGTTGCTGCCATTTTCTATTTCCCTCTATCTCTCACTTGGTTGAAGTGGTGATGGGTGTTTAGCGCGCCTTTTTCGGTTTGATGCCGAGAGACGCCAGTTCGGCTTCCACCTTCGGCAGATAGGACCGCAGCGAACTTTCCAGAACGTCGCGCGCGATGTACCAATATGCCAAGGAGTCCGGCTCATCGACCTTGTCGCACCGCTCCGCGTCAATGAGTACAATTTCGGCCACACCCACCTTCGGAATCTTTTTGGCCTCGCGCTGCTGAAACTCATATTTGCTTTTGGCATACTCTTGAACGAGCGCGGATTTGGGATTGCGAGCCGAGAGAAATTCTTTGATTTCATCGCGGGTATGGATCAGTTCTGCTGCCCGCTCTAACTGTGCTTCGGTCATCATCGTCCCCTAAAATTCGCGGTCATCTGCCTCTACCCTTCCTGACGCGCACTAGAAGATGCGCGGTTCGATCAGGCGCGTTCGGTTGCTGAGTGATCGATGCCGCCGCGTTCGCGGCCGGGCGAATATTGCGGAACATCCGGTGTTTCGAATGTCGGAACGGCCATCACCGGCTCCAGGCTGATCGCTTCGAGCCGCTTGTGGTCGAAATAGTAGCCTTTGCGGAGTTCGCCTTTTTCGTCCGCGCCACGGGACCGGACATCAACCTGCACGCAACCAAAAAGGTCGAAGCAGATTCCAACCGCAACGCCTTCGAAATTCGTCACGCGGTCGCGCACGACAAATCCGAGAATTCCCAAATAGTCTTGAACCGCCATCTTCCCGTCTCCTCTGTATGAAAATGAAAACTGCCCTTCGTAACGCGCACCCGAAGATGCGCGCAATTGCTGCGGCGTCATGGCTTCACCCATTCGACGTGAGCGCACCAGCTTTGGCCAAGCAGACCGCCCATATCGGAATCTCCGCATACCTCAATGCTCAGCAGCACAAAGTCGTCGAGCAGCCCGTGCGGATGATCGGCCGTCGTGAGAATGTGGGTGACCTCGACGCCGCAATATCTACCTGTCAGTTTGTCGGCGCCCGGGTCAAATTCGGTCAGCAGCAGCTTATCCCCAACGCGGTAGTCGCGATCGGCCCTTCGCAATTGCGTGCGCAGGAAGCCGTTTTCGATGGCGGCAAATTGTGCTGGCCAGATTTTTAGCCGGTGCGCGCGCATACGAATTGGACCTCCATGACGGTTAATTACTAATATCAGAAAATTGATATTTGTGAAGGGGTAAAGAAGAGCAAGTTTGGGTAATTCCCCGACTATTTTGGTCCTGCGGTGGTGGTGCTCAGGAGCTGCTTGAGCTTCGCAGCACCTTTGTCGGCGAGGCTCGGCTGACCGCCGCACCGTCGGCGGGGCATGGTGGCGCGGTCGGCGCGCGGCTCTAGCGCTAGGGTATGGGCGCGCTGGCGGCCGTCGGCGCCCGCCTGAGCGCGGGCCTAGCGCCGGCCGCGACCGCCGCAGCGATCGATGCAGTCGGTCAGCACCGGCACTGTCCAACAAACTGTCCAACATGAGTTCGGCCGTGCCGGCTCCGGCCATTGATTTTACGTCAGAATTTTAGCTCACTGGATAATAGTGGCGTCCTCCGTCTCCGCCA